TAACCGACCGGTCAGGATGCCACCCCATAGGGGGCCTCCCCCTGGGGTCAAACGGGGCTCTGACCAGCGCAAACGCGCTGCAATGCACGCGATGCGTGCTCGAGGATGCGATGCGATGCGATGCCTAGCAAAGGGCGCAATGCACCCCTATACCGCACTGACGTGCAACGATGCGATGTGCCGGCCAAACATCTAGCTAACTCTCAGTGTGCATACGCACACCACACACACCAGTGTGTGACCAGCGCAAACGCACACCACACACCACACACACATGCATGTGACCAGTGCATACGCACACACACCGCATGCGTAATGAGCAGCCTATGCACGCGGGTAGTTGGCGCGTGACCAGTGCGAACGGTGAGAGGTGACGGTGAGAGGTGAGAGTGCGACACCACACCGGGCAGACACCGCGGCGACGGCCGCACACCAGCACACCGGGCACGTAGTGAGCAGCCTATGCACCGGGCCCCGCGGGCCCACATACGGCCGCCGACGGCCGCCACGGGCCCATTACGGGCCCACGATTGCCGCCATAGCTGCAGGTAGTGGGCAGAATTGCGAATCGACTTGACATTCACCGGGCCCATAGTGTCTAATTGGGTCATCGGCGAGAACGACAGCCGAGAGGCGGGTAGGAATACCGCGCCGGTACCGGTGAAAATCCGGTGGCAGATTCTCCGGTCTTGACATTCACCCGGCCAACGGGTAAGGTCGAAGACACACCAACTTGGACCGGTGAGAATGAGCGGGTAGCGCCTTACGCCAGCGGCGCTAACGAGGGCATCGATGCGAATACCTAAACGGCCCGCTTGACATTCACCAGCCAATCCGGTAGAGTGAGAATCACGCAAGACCGAGCGGGACAATCTCCAATCTCCACGTCCTACGCCCCGCGATCGACGGGGCTGAAAGCTCAAAGAGCACGGCTTAAGGCAGAAATGTCGCCGGGGTTGTATCGATCTTGGGGCTCTGATGAGTCCGACAACACTAAATGTAGACCTGCGGGTAGCTTCTGATAGATAGCGCCTGATCCGCGGGGAGAATGAGACTACCGGGTAGCGGTGAGTAGTAGCTCACCGGGAACCTAACGGGAAGTGTTCGCACTGTCCCTAGTCGGTGCCGGTTCGATTCCGGCCTACCCACAATTGCCTGAGCTTTGATCTCAGGCTTGACATTCACCTGAGCTTTGAGGAGTAAGCCATGCCGCTGTTCGCTGAGCACCGAGAGGTGCGAGTCACCGAGCGCAAGTCGTGCAAGACACCGTTCGTCGCCCCTGATCAGGCACCGGTTCGCCTTCTGGACCGTGAGCTGGACAAAGGTCTCAAGGGGTGGACTGACTTCGACACCAAGGTCGAAGACCTGACCGGCGATCACCTGCCCAAAGGATTCGCTGAGCGCCAGCTCGAAGAGCTGACCGTAGGCACCGTTGTGCGCCGCACGACCGTGCGTCGTGAGGTTTCCCGCAAGCGTCCGACGACCCGTCGCTGGGCCTAGGACTTGACATTCACCGAAGGGATCGGACTGTGAACGAACAGCGCGTCTACATCGCAGGCATCGGCTGGGTTGCATGCCGAGGCAACAGCGTCTACCGCGTCAGCGGCAAGTGATGGACCGGCTCGAGATCTCGCAGGAACTGCTCACCGTGAGCTACCTGCACCACGACTCTGGCAACCAAGATTACGCGGCCGCACTGCGCCGCCAATCGATGGCCTGCCTCGAAGGATTGGGATCCGTCGAAGACTACGCCCGGATTCTGGGCAAAGCCGAGGAGGCACTGTGAGCACCCGTGTAGAGACCATCCTGGCCAAGGCAGACTTCGGAGCTGCCGTGATCGCTGGCCTGCAGGGATCGACAGACGTAGCGTGGGCCCGCAAGGTGTGGGCTGAGCTGCGCGAGAGCGTTGGCTACAAGCGTTCGGCCGCGGCCATCCTGACCAGCGGTGCGTCTCAGCAGAAGCTGTCGAAGAACAGCCTGCCCAGCTTCGGGCTCATGCTGACCCCTGAGCGCGGTCTCATGGCGGCAAGCCTTCGGGACGTGCGTGAAGCGTTCGGGCTGACCGGAGCGTTCAACCTGTGCCCGATGGCCAGCAAGGGATGCGCGGCCGCGTGCCTGTCCCGTTCGGGCCAGTCAGGCATGCCTGCCCAGCAGCGTGCTCAAGCTGTGAGGACTGCGATGCTGCTCTCGCACCCGGTCCTGACCGGGCTGCTGATCGGCGACGAGATCCGCAAGGCATTGCGTAGGCATGGCCGGATCAACCTGCGGCTCAACACGACCAGCGACATCCGCTGGGAGCTGGTCGCACCCGAGATGGTCGCCGAGCTGTCGCGTGCTGGCGTGCTGATGTACGACTACACCGCGTGGGCACCGAGCGATCGTGCCGAGTCTTCGGACTACAGCCTGACCTACAGCGCCAAGGAACCGTCGCACACCAGCGACGACTACCTGCGAGGCATCCTCGCCAACGGCGGCAACGTCGCGATGCCGTTCACCACGGCCCGCGGTGAGGCTCTGCCCGAGCGTTGGAATGGCTTCCGAGTCATCGACGGCGACAAGAGTGACGAGCGCCGCAACGACCCGCGAGGCGTGATCGTCGGCCTGCGAGCCAAGGGCCACGAATGGAAGCGCGACAACTCTGCCGGTTTCATCCGCTCAGCTTGACATTCACCGAAGGGATCGACATGCCTGCCAAGAACTACCGCCGCGTCGAAGACGTGGTCGATGACGAGGGCTGGATCACCACGCCGGGTTACAGCGCGTGGGACTGCACCGCCACGGCCTACCGCAAGGAATGCGGTGGGGAGGTTCGTCGGTACCGAGGCTCCAGCGACGTGAGCTGCGACCGGTGCGGTGCCTGGTACAACGCCAGCGGCCAGAGGCTCCGCGACGACTTCATGAACAACCCGTCGATGTACGACGACGAGGTCGGTGACCTCGAAGGGTTCGAGATGCAACACGGAGGCGACTGGTGAGTTACGAACGGCAGGAACAGATCCTGCGCGACGAGATCGAAGAGTTGAACCGAGAGCTGGGCCTGACCGAGCACAAGATCACGTTCGGCTACATCGGCAACGGCAAGCTGACCTCCAACGGCTGGGACTTGAGCGACTGCCTGTGGATGGTGTTCCTGCCGCACCCCGGTCGGGTCGGCAAGGAGAACGACCGGCTTGGAGGGTTCAAGACCGGAAGCCTCGAAGGGATTGTCGAGGCTCGCCGTGCGCTGAAAGCGTTCGGCCAGGGAGCACGATTCGCGAAGGGACTCTAGGCATGTTCACGCTCACCGCACGCAAGATCGGCTCCGAGCACACCGGAGTCGTGACCGGTAGCCACCGACAGGTGGTGCTCGATCACCTCGAGGCTTCGGCCAAGCGCAACGGCTTCGAGGTCACCTGGAACGAGCCTGGCGTCCACGGGGACATCACCCGCGACGGCCAGATCGTGGCCACCTGGGAGGTCACAGTTCAGTGAGCTTCGAGACCTGGCTCAAGCACGTCGACGGGCTCCTGCTCAAGGCGTGGGGAGTCACGCACCGAGACATCGCTGACCGGTGCTACCGGGACAGCTTCGAAGACGGCGAGTCACCGGCCCAGGTGGTCCGGGACATCATCGCGGAAGGGATCGACGCGCTGTGAGGGTCTTCGTCTACTGGAACCTGCACCGAGGCATGTGGAGCGTCAAGGCGCTCGAAGGCCCGGACAAGGGTCGAGTCATAGCACGTCACCAGCACGTCGTGCTCCGCAACGTCACCGGCAAGGTATCTGAGGCCGGCCGACAGCGCGTGCTGCGTGAGGGACGCAAGAACGTCCACGCTGGCCTGGTCGGAGAGCTGGTCCAGGGCGAAGCCGTGATCCTGCCCAAGGAGGCACGACCGGTCACCTACAACCCCCGCAAGTACTCATCGTTCGTCCACGCGGACGACGAGACACCGTTCGAAGGGTCCGACCTCGCGGTCCTGGCTCATCGCGCTGTGTACGCCGCTTGACATCCACCCAACCACAGGAAGGCACCACATGACCGTCATCGAAGCTGCCCACTACGCCGAGAACCGCAAGAAGCTGCAGCACGACCCCATCGTCGTCGCGATGAGCGTCGAGATGAACGCTGCACCGGCCAACGTCAAGGCGTCGTGGACGCACGACAGCGGCGAGCCCACGTTCGAGTTCATGCAGATCGCGAACCGGGAGTTCGACCGCCGCGGTGGCACCGGAGCCGAGTCCATCGGAGCCGTGGCCAAGGCACTGCTGGCCAACCTCCAGATCTTGGAGGGCAAGGCGTGAACCGAGACCCCATCGACATCGCCGAAGAGCTTCTGGCAGACCAACTTTGGAGGGAAGAAGAGTGAAGAAGCGCACACGCAAGAAGCTCAAGAAGCACGGCGTGACCGTCGCGGTCGCGTTCGTCACCACGGTGGCCACGCTGGCTCTGGGATCACCCAAGGCTTCGGCTGACGACACCGTGAACCTGACCGAGCTTCGGACGGTCGACGGCCGGGACTACCCGGTCTGTCACGTCGAGGACTGCAGTGACCAGCCCGGACAGATCGGGCTCTGGGAGGACAAAGACACCGGCAACTGGTGGCTCTCGCTGGGAGAGCGGAGCTACCTCGTCGTGGACGACACCGTCACCGACATCGACTGAGAGGCAAGACATGACGAGCGACCGTGGCCGCGAGCACGCGGAGCGCCGCGCTGCCCAGGCTGCGGCAGCTCGCAAGCACACCAACCGCAAACGAGCGATCAAGCGCCCCGGCAAGGGCAACCGGAACAACTGGAAGAAGGACAACTGATGGACAGCAAGACCGCGAAGATGCAGGGCAAGGTTGCCAAGCTGCTGCGCCAGGCCGAGGACGTGGCCGGGACGCCCGAAGAGGCTGTGTTCCAGGCGAAAGCCTTCGAGCTGATCTCGAAGTACGGCATCGACATGGCCGCAGTGCAGGCCACCAAGGAAGGGTTGGACGTGTCGGAGCTGCCCGACGCGATCCGCTGGGAGTGGACCTTCGAGGGTAAGTACGTCGCCCAGCAGGTTCTGCTGCTCCACGGCATCACCCAGGCTCTGCACTGCAAGGCGGTGCTCTCGTCCTCCCGCGTCCACAAGACGCAGACGCTCATCGTGTTCGGTGTCCAGCGCCACATCGAGAGGGTCGAGTTCCTGTGGTCGCTGCTGCGTCCGCAGATGCTGCGCCTGGTCGAAACCGTGCGTCCCGAGGGAGGATTCGCTCCCCGGTACAAGTACGACTACCGCACGGGTGACTACAAGCCGAAGAGCACTGCCGGCCAGCTCAAGAGCTACCGCCGCGCGTGGATCGCGGGCTTCGCCCAGACCATCGGCGAGCGTCTCCGCGCCGAGGAGAACAAGGCTCTCGAAGGCTCCAGCGGAGCGTTGGTGCTCTTCAAGGGTGACGCCGAGCGGGCTGCCGTCGCGCTCCGCACCGCGTTCCCGCGCATGGGCAAGGCTCGAGGTCGTACCCGCTACGACCACAACGGCTACGCCCACGGCCAGCGTGACGGCCGCAGCGCCGCGATGCAGAGGTCGATCGCATGAGCCTGGTGATGACGATGCTGATCTCAGTGACCGTAGGCATCGCGGTCTACCTGTGGTGATCCGACGCACGCTGCTGGCGCTGGTCCTCCTGGCTCTGATGGCTGTGGCTGTCATCCAGGTAGGGCCAGCCCCGGCCCATGCCGAGGTTTCGGCCGGGTGCTGGGCACACCTCGCCGAGCATCCGGGCACCACGCCCGGTGCCGATCGGAGATACCACCTGGAACACGGTGAGTTCTCGCCCTGCACAGAGCAAGACGCGAACGAGGACCAGGGGGCGGTGGGTACGAGGGGGCCCGCCGCCTCCACCAACGACGAGCCCGACAAGAAATCCCGCTACTGCAGAAAGCACTGGTACTGCTGATGATCTTCGAGGCGAAGTGCCCCAGGTGCCCGTGGAAGTGCGCCGCCGCGAAGCGTCGGCTCTTCGGAATCGCGGTGCGCCAGCACGAAATCCACACCGGACACCGAGTCAACATCAAGGAGGCGTGATGAGCGACTTCAAGCTCGAAACCGACTGCGGACACGACTCATGGCGGCTGGTCGAGACCGGCTACGTGAGGACGTGGAGCATCGAGATCGACCCGGAGAACAAGGAGATCACGGCCCACTGGGGCGGCTCCGAGGACTTCAGCGAGTCCGGGGCCGGGGACGACCACCTCCAGTGCTCGATCTGCCTGGACACCAAGCCAATACCCGAGGGATGGGAGGTCGACTGGCAATGACCATCGGAGACATCGAGAAGATCAGGGAAGCCTACGACGGCTTCAAGGCGATGCTCGACGCCAAGCAAGAGTTCATGGACGAGCACAACGACGACGACGGCAACGAGCCCGAGTGCGGCTACGAGGTCTGGGACGAAGAGATCGCCGACTACAACCATGAGCTGGCCTACCTGGGCGAGCTTCTGTTCGACGCCGTGAGCAAAGCCCTTGGCATCAAGGAGGATTCATGACCACGAAGCTGAAGAAGGGCGACCGAGTCGAGCACGACGGCCACGTCGGCAAGGTGACCAAGGCCGGTGGCGGCTTGGTCCGGGTCGAGTTCCAGAACGGCCGCGTCGGAGTCTTCGACCGCGAGGGCGACGACCGCATCACGCTGAAGCCAGAGCGCATCGGCCTGAGCCCGAGCCTGGCGATGCAGCAGTTCAAGGAGATCTGGGGCGACGGCTACCTGATCGGAGACATCGGCACCAAGCTGACCTGCGTCGAGATGGAGGCGCTGGCCGACATGCTGCAGGCGTGCGGCATCGAACCTGACCGGGTCGAGGAGTTCATCTCCTACCACGCCGAGGGTGACGAGTGCGGAGACATGCACTGCACCTGTGACGACCCCGAGTGCATCGAAGAGAGGAATAGCGCGTGAACGCACGACACGCCCTGCTCGACGCAGGCATCGACCCCGACATCCTGAACTGGGTGCCCGAGGGCCAGACCGCAACGCGCCGAGAGCTTCTCGAGTCCGGGGAGCTGACGCTCGAAGAGATCATCGCGCAGGAGGCCGGATGCCCCTGCGGAGATTCCCGCTGCCAGAAGGAGGAATGACATGGCCCAGGACCGCAAGATCACCAAGTACGAGGTGTCACCGATCGACAACCCCGACGGCACGCTCGCTGGGCTCACGATCCAGAAGACCGAGCGCATCACGCGGGAGGCCGACAACGGCCGCACGCTGAACTACGGCACCACGGTGGACGTGGGCGACCCGCTCGAGATTCCGGTCGGCAAGGTCCAGGGGCTCATCGGAGAGATGGTCAACTGGCTGGGCTGGTACGCCAACGGGGACGCGGCGCGGGACGCGCTGGAAGCGGGGAACCGCTGATGGATCAGAACGTCTACGTGGTGGTCGACCCGGATGGCCGGCTGTTGCCCTACATCGCCGACGACTTCGAGGACGCGATCCGCCAGCACACCGAAGGTGACGGGGCCGAGTTCGAAGGGATCTTCATCTACGGATCCAGTCGCGTCGGCCTCCGCTGACCGCGATGACATTTGCTGGTGGCGGCACTGAACGACCGTTTTGTGAGGTCAGGTAACTAGCCGCGGCCTTTCGTAGCGACGCCGGATTAAGCACCTCGATTAAGGCATACGTTTCAAGTAACGCACAGGGAGGATCTGACGAAATGTACGTTGACGATGTCGATGACCTGGAAGAACTCGAGTACCTGCGTGACGAAGCACAAGCCAGGGTGGACTCAGGCACCTACACCGAGCAGGCCCAGTGGGATCTCGAAGACATCGAGGCTCGCATAGAAGAGCTATCTGCCGAGGTGGGGGGCTTGCCTGGATAACTAGGACACCCTAGTTTGCTGAGTGTCGGTACCCCCCTGTACATTCTGCAAACGTCAGATTTGGGTCACAACTCCCACGTCTGGGACAACCTTCCCGCAGCCAGCGGGGCAGGGCGCATCGGCAGTACCGGTGTCGGGGCCGTAACAACTGAATAGGCCAAGACGCATAGAAGGAGAGATAGACTTGACAGGCACCAACATGTCGCCGTGACCCGCACGGTTGACATTCACCTCACTCATGGAGGGAAAACATGAGCGGCAAAATCTCTACCCTCGACGTTATAAAGCCCACGTCGAGGACACCTTTGACCCTCAGCACGATTGAGGATCTCGTTGGGAAGGGGTACAACTACCGACAAATAGGAGACATGCACGGCGTGACTCGCCAAGCTGTCGAGTGGCAAGTGAAGACCTACGGGGGTCGCTTGAACGTACGGCAGCAGGTCAAGGCTCTCTGGCCGTTCCAGACGCTCAAGGGACACAGTCGTTCCAAGGCGTACCAGAGCCTTCGAGACCACGGTGAGTACATGCGGCAGTTGAGCTTTCGAGGCTTCTCCGAGGAGAAGAAGAAGAGGCTCGTCTCCTGGTGGCGGCGACTTCTCGAAGAGAATGTCGTGCTCGAGTTCGATCCGACGATAGAGCCCTACCCCGGCATGGCCGGTGGAGGCTTCAGGTACGTCCCGCGTGAAGAGCGCGACGACGATCTGGTCATCCGGGTCAACGAGCATGTCCGCCCCGAGATCCTTGACGAGGACGGCACTCTCAACGCCCGCGCAGAGTCGGTGTGGACGTTGCCTCCGGGCGTCGAGGAACTCACCGCCCACTGACAGCTCGACCGGTCGTGCGCTCCAGATGACAAGGGCGCACGGCAGATTGGAATCACGAATGGCCCTCTCGCACATCGCAACGCTGTTCCCCGAAGTAGTTCACACACCTGTCGAAACATTGGTGAACGACCCGGAGTTCATTTACGCGCAACGATGCGAGACATGGTGGCGAGGGAAAGAGCACCTGGCCCCCGTCACCGTCCTACTCGTCTACCGCAGTCCGCTGGTGAAGGACACCGGCAAGTTCTACCGCCCGATCTCCAAGATGATCCTCGAGTCGAACCGGTTCGAGGTCATCGGGAGTGGGTCTCGAGTCGACAAGAACTACTGGGGAAATCGCGGAGACTTCATGGTGGCCAAGATGACCCAGGCCAGCGAGTTTCCGGGAGGTCCGCTGGACAACGATGAGATGCAGAGGATCTTGAGCGTGGCTACGGCTGAGGCTCTGGGAAAGGTGTTGGAGGCTGTATGACAGGTACCAAATCGCTGCCGCTGCGAAGCGTCAGCCAGATCAACCAGTACACCCGCTGCCCGATGAGCTACAAGCTGGCTCGCATCGACAAGGTGTGGGCGCGGCCGGCCGCTTGGCTGCCGCAGGGCACGGCGTTCCACACCGTCGCGGAGGTCTACGAGAAGGCGCTGGCCGAGGGTCGTGAGATGAGCCTCGAACGGGCCCAAGAGATCTTCAAGGAGGAGTACGCCAAGGACATCGGCGAGCTGTGCGACGAGACGCCCAACTTCGACTGGTGGTTCCACAGCGGCCCGTACAACGGGGAACGAGACATCGAGCGCCGATTCCACATCGGCCTCGAGCAAGTCCAGAAGTTCATCGCCTGGCGCACCACCAAGGGCCAGACGATCTGGGTCACTCCCGAGGGCAAGCCCGCCATCGAGCTGTCGTTCAACATCGAGCTGGACGGCATCAAGGTGCGGGGCTACATCGACGCTGTGGTCGTCGTCAACGGTGAGCTGAGGGTCCGGGACTACAAGACCGGCAACAAGCCCGGAGACGACTTCCAGCTTGGCGTCTACGCCCTCGCTGTGTCGATGCTCTTCGGCATCGATCCGCCGCGGACAGGCGACTACTTCATGGCGGGGAAGAAGGGCAAGAAGCCGGTTGTGACCGAGCCCTACGACCTCACCGAGTGGACGCGGGAGCGCATCACCGAGAGGTTCCATGAGGTCGAGGCGAAGATCCAGGCTGGGGAGTTCCCGGCCGAGCCTGAGACCGACAAGTGCAACTTCTGTGACGTAAGTTACTCCTGCCCAGTTTTTCAGTAGTTCGACTTGTCATTTACCGATACTCACGTATCTAGTTAGGCAGGCATGAAGGAATACCGAACAACGCTCGACCACGACACCGGAGAGAGCACCTTCGTGGAGCTGGGGCCCATACCCGAGCTGCCGTCGTGGCACGTCCAGTCCAACCCGTCACGCTGGCCCTTCCCCAAGGAGAAGGCGGCGTTCCGGTTCGCCGAGGCAACCAAGGCTGACCACCCGAACCGCGAGGTGGTGGTGGCCACGCCCGATGGGGAGAGGTTCGTCCTGTGAGAAGCATCGAGCCGAACATGAACGTCGCGAAGCAGCGGCGCAAGATCACCCAGCTCATCGAGGAGACACCGCCGTGGCATCACGCGTACCTCCGAGACTTGCTGGACCGTTTCGACACCGAGGTCGCCGCTGGTCGGCCGACACCGGCCAGCCACTTCCTCCCGCAGTACTGGGAGGAGTTTGATCTGTGACCTACTTGACATTCACCGAAGGGAAGAGATGAGCAACTGGGATCCGAACCACCCGCTGCTGCGTTCACCGGCCGCGCCGCATGAGACGGCCGCGGTGCTGCGGATGCACCGTGCGGGCTACAAGGGCGCTCAGATCATGAAGATCCTCAAGCTCCGGGGCACGCGGCTGATGTCGCAGATGCAGAAAGCCTTGGACGAGGAGACCCGAGCGGCCCACGCCGGCCGCGACATCCACGACGCCAAGATCATCATCGAGAAGAACAAGTGACCGACACGATCACCCAGGTCGCGCCGTATCCGGCCGAGCTGGTCGAGCTGGTGCGATCGGCAAAGTTCATGCCGGGGTGGAGATTCGAGATCGGCCAGGGCCACCTGTACGACGGTGTGACCGGGCTGCTGCTGATGATCTACGTCGATGCACCGGACTCCAACGACCCGGCGCAGCCGACGCGGATTCACTACCCGCACCTGGTGCCAGCGGAGATCCACACCCGCGAGGGTTGGAAGCTCTGGTTCTGGAAGCGGATTCTCGACACCCTCGCCCACGAAGCCGGTGAGTTCCTCTGGCTCGACGGCGAGCGTCCGTTCCTCCCGGAGCACTGGCCGGTGGCCGACGGCTACAACGGGCGGTTCACCGAGTGAAGCAGACGCTCTACGAGATGATCCTGGCCGTCCTGATGCGGCACCTACCGAGCGGTGAGATCGACCTCGACCCTGCCGCTGAGGAGCTGCACGCCCTGGTCATCGAGACCTACGGGCCCGAGTTCTGAGAGGAGACCATGTACACACCACGGCAGTCGCTCTACATTCGCGGCTCTGCCGGTGATCCGCTGCCACCTGTGTGGAACGCGCTCGACGTGAAGGGCACCCAGCTTCGCCGCGGCCAGCTCGTCCTGGTCTGTGCGGGTCCGGGCACCGGCAAGTCGGCGTTCGTGCTGGCCTACGCGCTCAAGAGCAAGGTGCCGACGCTGTACTTCAGCGCCGACTCCGACGCGTTCACCCAGCTCTCGAGGTCGGTGTCCATCCTGAGCGGATGGTCGCTCGAACGGTCCACACGGGCCGTGCGAGACATGACGATCCCCGACGAGATCGCCAACGAGCTGGACGCTCTGCCGATCCGGTTCAACTACAAGGCGTCCCCGTCGCTGGACATCATCGAGGAGTCCCTGGAGGCGTATGACGCGCTCTACGAGGACTACCCGGCGCTGATCGTCGTGGACAACATCACCAACGTCCGCACCGAAGGCACCGACAGCGACGACCCGTTCGCGGGTCTCGAGTCGCTGATGGACTACCTGCACGAAATGGCCAGGGAGACTGGCTCTTGCGTGATCGGGCTCCATCACGTCACCGGCCCGTACAACGACGGCAACAAGCCGATCCCGTTGTCAGGCATCAAGGGCCAGATCGGGCGCGTGCCCGAGATGGTGCTCACCCTGAATCGCGTGTCGGACGGCTTCGGCCCCGACTCGCTCAACGTCTCCACGGTCAAGAACCGAGGCGGGAAGTCCGACGCGTCGGGCCAAGACTTCGCCTCGCTCGAGTTCGTCGGAGACACCATGCAGATCAACGACTTCGGTCGCTGACTTGACATTCACCTGAAAGGCAACACCATGAAGAAGATCATCGCCACCCTCGCCATCGCCGGTACGGCGGCGTTCGGCCTGTCGGCCTGTGACAGCTCCACCACGTCCTGTGACGCGGCCCCGGCCGTCGGCCTGATGTCGGTCGAGAAGCCCCTGGCCCCCTCGCCGCGGGTGCCCTCGATCCCGCGCCCGCCGTCACCGCGGATCTCGTCTCCGTCGCGTTCGACTCCGCACACCACGATCAACAACTACGGAGGGTCGGGCACCAGCCCGCTGCTGCCGTTCCTGGGCGGTGTGTGGCTGGGCGACACGCTCGGTTCCTGCTAGGTCGTTCGAGCAGGCCCGTGGTCCCACGGCGAGGAGCCGGGAACCAGCGCGGTGATTGGTGGGAGACACTCCGCCCCACGGGCGTGCCCAGCTTGACGTAATAGCAATTTATCGGCTCGAACTTGTCATTTACCGACGAAAGGAAAACGCCTGATGGCGACCCCAAACCAGATGCCCAAGCGGACCAACCCGATCCACCAGCAAATCCTGTCGGGGCTGCTGGCAAACAAGCCGGCCTCCTGGGCCCGCAAGACGCTCGTCAAGGGCGCTGACGGCAAGGAATCGGTCATCAAGACCACGGTGACACACCTCGAGCCCCGATTCGCGCTGGCTCGCAACGTGTCGGACGAGAACATCGACCGCATCGCGAGCCGGTGGCTGCGATGACCCAGCGCATCAACTTCGACAACGTCGAGCAGGTCACGGTGCGGCGCTCGTCGTCGCCCAAGAAGCCCTACCCGCACGTCCGCTTCAACAAGGGGTCGTGGGAGGGCACGTACAGCAACAACGGCCGGGTGCAGTTCCTGGGGTGCTTCAAGACACCCGAGCTGGCCCGCATCGCCGTGCTGCACGCACAGGCCGAATACCTCGAGGCCAAGGCCCGCAACTACCGCGCCGAGGCGGAACTGCTCAGGAGGAACTGATGAAGCGCAAGACGATCTTGACCAAGGACGGGTTCCGGGTCGGTGTCACCGAGACCGGCTACGGCGTCCCGCTGGTGCTCCTGCACGGTCTGGGGCTCAGCGCATCGGGCTACGAGGAGCTGCTGAAGCTCCTGGCTGCCAAGGGGTTTCGAGTCGTCGGGCTCGACGCCGCCAACCACGGTGACAGCGGCACGCTGCCGTGGGGTCACACGATCGAGGACATGACCAAGGTGGCTCTCGACGCGTTGGACGAACTTGACATTCACCGAGCGGTCTTCGTTGGCCACTCGATGGGTGGCGGGATGGTGGTCGAGATCGCAGCGCGTCATCCTCATAGGGTCGCGGCCGCGGTCCTGCTGGACGCGGCAGCCGGTGCCGAGCACCACAAGGGCGTGGCGATCACGCCAGGGCCCACGGTGCCCTACCGGGCGCTGAGGTTCTTCCTGGGCGGCGTAAACGACGTGTTGGGGGACAGCCTTGATGCGATCCGCTCCCGGACGCCCAGAGAGCGTCTGGCGCTGCTGACCAACCTCCGGGAGTCAGTGTCCGGGCTGCGGTTCGTTCGGTCGGCGTACGCGCTGATGAAGGCCGATACGGTGCCTCTGCTCAAGGCGATGCAACGCCACGGTGTGCCCACCGCGGTCCTGCACGGCCTGCACGACCAGATCGTCCCCTACGCGGCCGGTCTGAGTGCGGCCAAGCTCACCGACGCGACGTTCTACGGAGTCGACGGCTACCACTCATGGATGCTGGCCGATCCCGAGCTGGCGGCTGACCTCATCGCCCTGGCCCTGCTGGACCTGTTCCCGCAGCGGTACATCTTCGGGGTGAGCCAGTGATCGTCGCCGGATACGTCGCCCTGGCGGGGCTCCTGACGTGGTTCTGCCTCTGCTGTGACGCCCGAGAGGAGCGTGAGCGTGGCCAGGCGCAAGAAAGCCGCTCCGAGACCTGACTCTGGGAAGTGGTGCGTCGACTGCAAGGCCGAGGGGATCAAGTCGCGGCGCAAGACGCCGTGGCCGGGACCGAGGTGTGCCACCCACCACCGGGTGACCAAGCAGACCCGCTCCACAGGCACCTGGGCGGCGAGAATCCTTGCTACCTACGGGATCACCGCGGATGAGTACTGGGCGATCTACGAGTTCCAGGGCGGTCGCTGCTACATCTGCCAGCGAGCCAACGGCAAGCACAAGCGCCTGTCGGTCGACCACGACCACAAGACGGGCATCGTCCGAGGGCTGCTCTGCACGATGTGCAACAAGTACACGCTGGGCTGGGCGAGGGACTGCATCGAGTTCTTCAAGCGGGCCATCGAGTACCTGACCAATCCGCCGGCTGTCCAGGTCATCGGGAAGCGCATCGCGCCCGTCGAGGCCGACAAACTCGCGTCCTGACCTTGTCATTCACCGAAAGGAACACATGAGATACCGAGTCGAAGCCAACATCGAAGACCCCCGCGACGAGGGTGACTTCGCCCTCTTCATCGAGGGCGTTCTCGAGGGCCAGTTCAAGAACCGGGTCGAGGTCAGTGTCTATCCGGTGCTGCTGTGAACGACCGCTGCAGTTGCCTGCTGAAGCACTGCCAGTGCGTGTGCGCCTGGACCGATCCGCCGTGCGAACGGGACTGCGAGTGTGACTGACTCGCCGATCGCCCAAGCGATCCTTCGCTACTACCCCGACTGGGAACCACCGGCTGACCACTACGAGTGGAACAAGTGCCTGTGCCCATTCCACGGGGACGAAACGCCCTCTGCCGCAGTCAGTTACGACCTGCAGGGGTTCAACTGCCTGGCCTGCGGGGTCAGAGGAGACGCGATCTCAATCATTCGACACGAAGAGGAGGTGAGTTTTGCAGAGGCTCAGCGAATCGCAGCGGGACTATCTGTGGGAGGCGGCAACCAAATACCGAGAAAGCCTGAACGGAAGTCCAGCCGCCGCGTATTTGGAGAGTCGCGGCCTGCTCGAGCATCAAGTCCGCGGGTTCGGACTGGGATACGTGGGAGACCCACTCCCTGGTCATGAGTACTACCGAGGCTGTCTGGCGATCCCGTACATGCGCTGGTCGCCCTGGCGGAACTGGTCGGTAGCAGCGATCAGATACCGCCGAATCGACGGTGGCACACCGAAGTACCTGTCGATGCCTGGCGAGAAGGACCGGCTGTACAACACGGTCGCTCTGACCAAGTACTCGAAGGACATGGCGATCTGCGAGGGCGAACTCGACACGATCACCGCCGAGCTGTGTGGCGTCCCCACGGTGGGCCTGTCGGGGGCCCAGAAGTGGAAGCCGCACTTCCGAGAGCTCTTCCTGGGCTACCGGAACGTGAACATCCTGGCCGACGGCGACGACGCCGGTATGGAGTTCGCGAAGTCGGTAGCGAAGACGCTGCCGAACGCACGAATCATCCCGATGCCTGATGGCGAGGATGTCAACTCACTAGTAACGAAACAGGGCAAAGATGCTCTGCTGGAAAGGATCTGATGCGAACCATGTTCGCCCCAGTGACCGTGTACACGCAGCCACTGTGCAAGCCGTGTGACCGAGTCAAAGAGAAGCTGACCGCGGCCGGCATCGAGTTCGACGCGGTCGACCTCAGCGCCAACGCCGAGGCGTACACCTACGTCCGCGACGTGCTCAAGGCCCGGTCGACGCCGGTCGTCCTGACCGACGCCCTGGACCCGATCATCGGCTACCAGCCCGACAAGCTCGCAGAGCTGATCGAGTACTTCAGCGCATCGGAGACCGGCCTGTGAGCATCCTGACCACCGCCGAAGAGATCATCAACGGTCAGCGTGCCCTCGACTACGGGGACGCTCGCGAGAACCACGAACGCATCGCCCGACTGTGGGGCTCCTACAAGCTCGACACGGAGTTCTCCCCGGAGGACGTGGCCGTGATGATGATCCTTCTCAAGATCGCCCGGTTCATGGAGAACGGCTACCACAACGACACCGTGGTCGACATCGCTGGCTACGCAGGCGTTCTCGAGAAGATGCAGCTCCCCAAAGAGCTGCGATACCCGGTGCGTGAGCCAGACGGCTTCGTGAAGCTCAGCCAACAGGAGACCACATGACAGACCGGATCGTAGTCATCCCGGACACCCAGATCCCGTTCGATGATCCCCGCGCCCTGCGGGCGGTCATCAAGTTCATCGGGGACTGGAAGCCGGATGCCGTCATCCACATCGGCGACCTGATGGACTACCCGTCACCGGCTCGCTGGAGCAAGGGCACCGCCGAGGAGTTCTACCCGGTGATGATCGAGCACAACGAGATCGCCAAGCGGCGTCTGCTCGGTCCTCTCCGCAAGGTCTACGACGGGCCCATCAGCGTCCATGAGGGCAACCACGACCTGCGGCCGCGGGAGTACCTCACCAAGTACGCTCCTGCGCTCGCTGAGTTCGAGGGTGCGTTCCACATCAAGCACCTGCTGGACTTCGACGGGTTCGGGATCGAGCTGCTGCCCGAGTTCAACGAGTTCGCTCCGGGCTGGGTCACCACCCACGGCCACCGCGGCCAGATCAGCTTGTCCCGGATCGGAGGCAACACCGCGATCGGTGCTGCCCGGAAGTTCAACAAGTCGGTGGTGATGGGCCACACCCACCGCCTGGGCGTGATCAGCGAGTCCTTCGGCTTCGGCTCTGTGGTCGGCAAGCAGGTCACCGGCCTCGAGGTCGGCAACCTCATGGACATGAAGGCTGCGTCCTACCTGAAAGGCGGAACTGGCAACTGGCAGCAGGGATTTGGCCTGCTGACGGTCGATGGTCCGTACGTCAAGCCCGAGATCGTCCCGATCGACAACGGTCGGTTCACGGTCGACGGCCGAGTTTGGAAGGTCTGACACTTGACATTCACCAAGCTGCCCTACCTGCACAAGAACGCACGGTCCCGGCAGATCACGACGAGGGAGGTCCGCGAGGTGTTCGCGGACGAGATCACACGCAGCCTGGACCGCCGTCTGGACCGGGAGGAGTACCTCAAGCGGGTGATGCCTTGAACGACGACATCATCCGACGGGGAGCCCGCAAGGCTCTGTTCGCCTGGAAGCAGGACGACAGCGAGCTGGACGACCTGACCAACGACCTCTGGGTCTGGTACCTGGAACGTCCTGGGACACAGCGGAAGATGGCCAAGCTCACCGCCAACGAGGCGGTCGAGACGGTCAAGCTGGCTGCGCTGCAGATGCTCTCCGGGAAGCAGCTCGCGAGCAACGAGTTCAACGGCCGCAACCTCTACTCGTCGGAGGCCGTCAAGGAGGCGCTCAGCGGCACGTCGACCAATCGGTACCTGGTCGACATCCTGCCCCTGGCCATGAAGGCGCTCGACAACCAGAACGAGTCGTACGCCGAGGCGATCAGGAGTCGGTACGACGACGGGATCTCCCCGCAGGACAAGAGCGGCCAGAACGCTCTGGTCCGGGCCCACAAGGCGCTCACCGATCACGTCAACGTCATCGCGATCACCGCGGGCGTGGACGCGGACGGGAACGTCACCGAGGGTCCGGGCAGCCGTCACGCGGTGTTTCCGGAGACCAGGCCGACGAGCGGAGGCCACTCCGATCCGACCGCTGACATCGCGATCCTGCTGATCGAGCACCCCGAGCTGCGCGACGACTACCTCTACGAGTCGCCGCTGCCTGAGTTTCTCGGGGGGAGGTGCCATGCACAACCTGCTTGATCCGACCTTCAACGGCATGCCGGGATCGGAGATGTACCGCGGCGAGGTGTTCCCCGAGCTGTTCCCAGGACCGCGTATGCGGCTCGAGAACTGGCCGCAGGAAGACCTCGAGATGTACGTCGGGGGGGTCTTCACCCCCGGCTACGGGAAGCGGGCGGCGTGAGGAAGGGCACCAAGGTCGTCATCGAGCGGGATGAGACCAAGTACCCGGCTCGCGGGACGTGGAAGTGGTTCCGGGGCAAGACCGGCGTCATCACGGCGGTGGTCACAGGAGTCGGGGCGACCGAATACGGAGTCTCCTTCTCCAAGGATCCCCACTCCGACGCCTATTTCAAGCGATACGAACTGACAGAGAGGAAGTAGTGACCGACGACGGCATCCCTTGGGGGCCAACGGGAAAGCTGGTCTATGACCGAACGTACGCCCGAACCAAGCCCGATGGCTCCAAAGAGTCCTGGCCCGAAACCGTGGAACGTGTGGTGGCCGGGAACCTGGCACTGGTGCCCGAGCGATACCAGCTCGAGAACGAGCGAGAAGACCTCACCCGACTGATCTCGCAGTTCAAGATCCTGCCCGCTGGCCGACACCTCTGGGCGTCGGGCGTGCGGAACGCGCAGCACCTGTTCAACTGCTGGGTCGCAGGGTGGACCGACCGGCCGTCGGACCACTTCGCCTTCACCTTCCTGCGTCTCATGGAGGGCGGGGGAGTGGGAGCCAACTACAGCAACAGCCACCTCCAGCACCTACCGGAGGTCAAGCAGGAGCTGTACGTCCACATCGTCTGTGACCCTGACCATCCCGACTACGAGGACATGAAGGCGGCAGGCATCCTGTCGACCGAATACGACCCCGACTGGGTCGGTGCCTTCGAGGTCGAGGACAGCCGGGAGGGCTGGGCTGCGGCGCTGACCGACCTGATCGACACGCACTACCGCGACGAAGTCAGCCACTTCCAGCGGGTCTACGACGTGTCACGGGTTCGGCCGGCCGGCGCGAAGCTCAAGACGTTCGGTGGCCAGGCGAGCGGCCCGAAGCCGTTCGCGGAGATGCTCATCAAGGTCTGCGAGATCTTCAGCGAGCTGACTCACGATCGGGACTACCTCGACGGGATCTCGGCGATGAAGGTCGACCACGCCATCGCTTCGTGCGTGGTGGCTGGTGGTGTGCGCCGGTCGGCGCGGATGTCGATGATGCACTGGCGAGACCAGCAGGTCGAGGAGTTCATCAACATCAAGGCCACCTCCGGTGAGCACTGGACGACGAACATCTCGGTCGAGGTCGATCAGGACTTCTGGGACAACCTGGGAGACGACGAGGACACCGACGGCGCGGCGCGAGCCCGCCGCATCATGCGGTACCTCAGCGAGGGAGCCGTCCGCAACGGCGAACCGGGCATGTGGGACAGCTCGCTGTCCAACGTCGGGGAGCCAAACCGGGTGGTCTGCACCAACCCCTGCGGCGAGATCACGCTCGAGCCGTGGGAGCCCTGCAACCTCGGCCACATCAACCTGGCGGCGTTCGTCACCGACGCCGGGAAGACCGACTACCTCGACCTGATCCGGGCCCACCGTCTGATGACGCGGTTCCTGATCCGGGCGACGTTCTCGGCCGTGGCCGATCCCAAGAGCCGGGAGGTTCTGGACCGCAACCGACGCATCGGCGTCGGGCATCTGGGTGTGGCGTCCTATTTGGCCCTCACAGGCCGTAGGTACTCACAGGCACCCGGAGACAAGCGGTTCACCGCTTTCTTGCGGGAGCTGGCGTCTGAGGTCGACTCTGAGGCATCCAGGTTCTGCCATGAGTTGCGGATCCCGGTCCCGGTGAAGAAGCGGACGGTCGCGCCCACGGGCACGGTCGCGAAGCTGGCTGGAGTCAGCGAGGGGATCCACCCGATCTTCTCGAAGTACTTCAACCGTCGCATCCGGTTCAACAAGCTCTCGGACGCCAAGGCGCTCGCAGAGCAGGAGGCGCTGGGCTACCACGTCGAGGACGACCTGTTCGCCCCGAACACCGCGGTGGTCACCATCCCGACCAAGGACACCCTCGTCCAGGCCGTGGTGGACCGATACGGCCGTGACGCCGAAGAGCTGGTCGAGTCGGCCGACGACTTGACATTGACCCAGCTCCTGGCGTTCCAGGCGCTCTACCAGACGTGCTGGGCCGACAACGCGGTGAGCTTCACCGCCAACGTCGAGCCCACGGTCTACAGCCCGTCCGATGTGGCGGGCGTGCTCGAGAGGTTCGCGGGACTCATCAAGGGTTCCACGATCTTCCCGGAGGCCAGCTTCGAGCAGGCCCCCTACGAGCGAATCACCAAGCAGCAGTACGAATCTGCTGCTGCCAAGGCCGTCGAAGACGGTGTCGATGAGGCGTGCGCGAACGGCGCATGCCCGATTAAGTGAAAGGTAGCAATTTGTCCTACGACGATCCGTGGAGCAGTGCCCCCGCCCAGCAGTCCGAGCCCGCGCCGCCTGCCCAGGCCGCGGCTCCGGTTGCGACCACCGCCACGACGGCGGCTGTCGATTCGGTGTCGGTCCAGCACTCCACCGATGGGGTGTCGGCCACGTTCAAGTTCGCGGGTGCGTACAGCGACCCGTGGGTGGTCGTGAAGGGTTCCGACCCGGCTGACGTGCTGGCCAAGCTGGACAAGCCCGAGTTCAAGGCGCTGATGGACAAGGTGAAGCTGATCGCCAGCGTCTACGCGCCGGCCGACGCCAAGCCTGCCGGTAACGCGGGTGGCGGTGCTCAGCAGTCACGGGCCCCGCAGGCGGCGCAGGAAGCACCGAACGGCGAGAAGCGGTACTGCTCGCACGGCGAGATGCAGTTCAAGTCGGGTGTGTCGAAGAAGACCGGCAACCCCTACAAGATGTTCGTCTGCACCGCGCCTCGCGATCAGCAGTGTGACGCGCAGTTCCTCAACAGCAGGTAGTCGTCGGTCGACTACTTGTCATTTACCGGGCCTCCTCCCCTCCGGGGGAGGGGGCTCGATCCAACTCTGAGCGGAGAGCATGAAAGTCAAGCTGATTGCAGCCACCGAGATCTCTACGGATGCGCTGCGCGACATCGGGTTTGAGCCCGACATCTACACCGAGCCCGAGTCGGGGACGTTCGGTGACTTCGATGCCGACGAACTGGCTGAGTTCGCGGGCCGGAACTGCTACCGCAGCTTCCACCGGCCGAACCCGGCCACCGAGGAGAACGAGGACTACCTCGCCCACATCCTCGAGGTCGGCCACGAATCGGTGCTGGAACACGCGTCGGCGACGTTCTACATCGAGACCAGCCGGTCGACCCTGACCGAGCTGGAACGGCATCGCCACCTGTCGTTCAGCGTGGTGTCGCAGCGGTACGTCGACCCGACGCCGCTGGGCGTCCACTGGCCCCCGGTGCTGGCCAAGCTCCCCGAGCTGGACCGTGCCTACGCCGAGGACACGCTGCTGGGAGCCAAGGCGGACGCCGACATGGCGTATCGCAACCTGCTGCAGATCTTCGAGGCGAACGGTCTGCCGCGGAAGCAGGCACGCGAAGCGGCCCGAGCGGTCCTGCCGAACATGACCAACTCACCGATGGTCGTGACCGGTAACCACCGGGCGTGGCGGAACGTCATCAAGGCCCGCTGGCATGTCGCCGCGGATGCCGAGATCCGAGAGCTGGCAGGGGAGTTGCTCACGCAGCTCCGGGACATCGCTCCCAACACCTACCAGGACATCCCCGACGAACCGTACGGAGCCTGACATGGGTCGCAGAGCGACAGTCATCAACCTCGAGGACCGCTTCCACGTCATCGCTGGAGAGCCGGTGCTCGACACGCAAGAGGGCACGCTGCAGATCATCCACGACGATCTCACGGCCCGAGTTTTCAACTGGGACAAGGTCATTGACTTCTATCACATGACCGAAGAAGAGACCCAGTCCACCTTCGAGGATTTTGGAGGATCCGAGTGAAGTACGTGACCAAGAAGCAACTACGGGCAGCCAACTTCGACCTGGCCGCGGAGCTGGGCAGCACCAAGGCCGAGCTGGCCGACGTGAAGGCTCACCGCGATGTTCTCGACTCCGAGAACGTACGTCTGATCCGGTCCAACCAGTCGCTGGCCCAGACCGCGACGGCGTACGCCCGAGCGAACCGCGACCTGCGGAACCAGCTCGACACCGCCAAGCGTGCGTTCGGCGAGGCGTTCGTCAAGGGCGAGCCCGAGGCTCCGCGGGGCCCGAGCCGGCCGAACCGCAAGAAGCTGTCCACGGCAGACGCCAAGGACATCCGCAACGCGTTCTACGGAGGGGCGAAGCAGAAGGATCTCGCCCGCAACTACGGCGTGAACCCGGCCACCATCTCGCGAGTCGTCCGGGGGATCTACCACTGATGAAGATCGGACTCACCACCCACGGGCAGGGCATCGACGGCAAGACGCTGCGGCCCGGTCAGGCCGCTCTGATCCTCGAAGGCCCGGAGAAGAAGATCCTCGCGATCCTCAACGCCGCGATCGAGATCCGGGACCGTCACGACGATCCGGTGCTCGAAGCTCTCCGACAGTCGCTGGGGGTCCAGTGAACGTCAAACGCGTTGAGCGGTACGAAGTTCCGTTCACCAGCCGTGAGGCGAGCCTCGAGTTCAACGGCGGGACGACGGTCGCAGAACTGATCGTCGCGCTGGGCAAGCTGCCCGCCGAGGCGATCGTGAGCACCGACTACAACCGGTCGGGCCTCATCGTCATGCATTTCAAGCCAGACATCGAAACGTAGGAGCAATGTGATCGAGCTACGGCATGAGGTTCAAGGAGACCTCGTCACCATCAACGTCGTTGAAACCCCAGAGGATCTGGACGGCTTCCGCGACTTCATCCGTGCTCATCTCAACTGCCTCGCCGTCGACACTGAGACCACCGGGCTGGACATCTACAGCGACACCTTCGAGTGCCGCCTAGTCCAGTTCGGTACTCAGGACGAAGCCTGGGTTGTGCCGGTGGAGCTGGGCGACCAGTTCATCGAGGACGTGCGGATCGCCATCGGCGCTCTCAAGACGGTCGTGATGCAGAACGCCTCCTACGACCTCCAGGTGCTCGACCAGTGCTTCGGGATCGAGATGGAGGGTCTGTGGCCACGCGTGCTGGACACGCAGATCCTGGCCAAGCTGGTCGACCCCCGGCCCTACGAGGCCGGTGGGTTCGGGCACTCGCTGGAAGAGCTGATCGCCTACTTCATCGACAAGGAGCAGGCCGAGACGGTCAAGAAGCTCATGGCCAAGCTGGCCGCGGAGCACAAGACGACCAAGGCCAAGATCTGGGCGACGATCGATCTGTTCCACCCGGAGTACCTCAAGTACGCCGGGATGGACACGGTCTTCACCGCACGGGTCTGCAAGCGCCTGACGCCGCTGGTGCCCGACGTGAGTCGTGGTCTGGTGCCCTACGAGCACAAGCTCTCAGAGATCTGCAGCTACATCGACCGGCAGGGCTTCCTGCTGGACGTGGAGTACTCGCAGCAGCTCGCCGAGAAGTGGCTCGCAGAGCAGACCGTCTGGGAGGCAATCGCTTTCACCGAGTACGGCGTGGAGAAGGTCAACTCGACCGAGGATCTCGCCGAGGGGCTCGAGGAGATGGGCGTGAAGATCACCGGTCGTACGGAGACCGGCAAGCGCCAGGTCGACAAGGCCCTGCTCGACCAGTTGGTCAAGGACGGCAACGAGCTGGCTGCCATCGCTCAGGAGGCCAAGAAGCTGGGGAAGTGGCGGAAGACGTGGGTGCAGAAGTTCCTCGACACGCGTGACGTTGAGGACCGCTGCCACACCTTCATCAACCCGCTGCAGGCGCGGACCTCGCGCATGTCGATCACCGGTATCCCGGCGCAGACTCTGCCGTCGTCGGACTGGATCGTGCGTCGGTGCTTCCTGGCCGAGCCAGGTGATGTGATGGCGTCGATCGACTACCAGACGCAGGAGCTTCGCGTCCTGGCGGCGCTCTCTGGCGACAAGGCGATGATCGAGGCGTTCAGGACCGGAGCTGACCTCCACCAGATGACCGCGGACGCGGCCGGTGTGGAGCGGAAGGTCGGGAAAACCGCGAACTTCCAGAAGGTCTACGGCGGCGGTGCCGAGGCTCTGGCGGGAGCCGTGGGGATCTCGATCCCGGTGGCGAAGTCGGTGCATGAGGCGTTCTCCCGGACGTATCCGGGAGTGACGCGGTACTCGAAGAAGCTGTCGATGGAGGCAGGCCGGAACGGCTTCATCATCAATCCGATGGGTCGGCGTCTGCCGGTAGACAGCGCCCGGACGTACTCCGCGCTGAACTACATGATCCAGTCGACCTCGCGGGACGTGACGTGCAAGGCGCTCATTCGCCTTCACGAGGCCGGATACACGCCGTACCTACGGTTGCCGATCCACGACGAGATCGTGGCCTCTCTGCCCGAATCAGAGGCTGAGAGAGCTGCTGCACACATCGGCCGGCTCATGGCCGAGGAGATGGGTCCGGTGCTGATCGGAACCGACCCCGAAGTTGGAAAGCGGTCCTGGGGATCGCTCTACGGCGCTGACTACTGAGTCGCGCTTGACATACACCGAAGGAGAAACATGCCACAGGCAAAGGTAGTGCTGCCCGCCCCCAACGGGCTGGACGACGAACTGATGGGTCTGGCGATCCACAAGCTCAACAGGCTGGGCACCCTCGAAGGCGGCGAGATCGGCGTCTTCACCGCGGAGCGCCCCGCAGACACCCCGGACGACGTTCCGGCCGACACGGTGTTCCTCGAGTTCCGCACCAGCATCATCCCGTACCTGGGTCGCCGCTGATGGGGTTCGGACTGAACCTCCAGTGGCACGGCGAGGGTGACGGTGTCGTCCCAGAGGCGTTCCGCCCCACGCCCTTCAAGCTCGAGCTGCAGTTCGGCGACGAGCGGGTCCAGGTGGTCACCACGACCACACCGGAGATCGAGAGCGACCCGCAGTACTTCCGGTGGACCGTCCACAAGCTGATGGACAGCCTGGTCGACGCGCTCAAGGAACGGGAGCTGATGTAATGCCGACAGCGCAGAAGGCTGCCATGTTGCAGCCGGTCTCGAAGCATTTCCTCGACTGGTTCGCCGGGGACGCGGAGAAGGCCCTCAAGGACTCAGCCCGGATCAAGTTCGAGGAGCTGGGCCAGGTGGTCAGCGACATCGCGACGAAGGTCATCGAGCGAGCCGAGATCGACGGCCACGTCCTCCCGTGGGAGTACGAGGTCGACGGTGAGATCGTCCGAATCCCAGACGATTTCGTGATGATCCGCTACGAGGCATTCGTCGTGCCGAAGGAGGCAGCTTGACCGACTACCGCGATCCCGAGGTCGTCGTCACCGACAAGGCCGTCTACTTCGACGGCTACGAGCTGCCCTGGTACATCACCGAGAACGGCATCGACTTCAAGCCCGGTGGCCACGACGACTTCAACCGGCTGCGGATCGAGTTCATCGTCGGCACAACGACGTTCTCGGACTCCGCGAAGCAGCAGTTGTGGGAGGTCGGTCACGACCAGAGGTGGAAGCGGATGCGAATCGACATCACGTTCTCGCACAAGGTGCAGCTAGGGATGCTCGACCGACTCATCAAGGAGTACATGTGATCGACACCGACGACCAGGACCACCAGTTCTTCGACATCCTCTACCAGCAGTGGTCAGCGACCACCGGGGCGAAGGACCACTACTGGATGCCCGAAGAGGACGAGTCGTTCCCAGGCTCGTACAACCTCATCGCGGTCCACCAGGCGAAGGACGAGCGCCGGCCGCTGGCGGCGTTCATGGACCAGGCGGATGCCGAGTTCGTCGCCGGTCTCCACGGTGCCGTCCCGGACCTGATCCGGCGTCTGCACGACGCGATCGATGAGGCCACCCGCAAGGACGAGGCCAACGACATCGCACAGGGGCAGCTCGCTGACGCGCTGCTCGAGAACGAAGGGCTCAAGGAACAGATCCGCGAGCTGGAAAGGCAACTCGACAAATGAGAGAGCTGAAGCAACTCGCCGCCGCGGTGATGATCTTCATCGTGGTGGTCTTCCTGTGAGACAACTCGTCTACATCAACCTGACGACCCTCGACGGCTTCGAGCTGTGGCTCGAGCACCGCGAGCTGAAGTCGATCTGCCGCATCGCCGACGGCGAGACCGAGGTCGCCGGGTGGCTCGTACGCGAGACCCCGGAGCGGATTGTCGAGAAGATCACTGAAGCCTGGGAGAAGGTCGGATAGCTACCCGGTAGTTTCGTCACATGACAAAAGCCCCGGAGGGGCTGGGCATTTCGCCTGGCTCTTCCGGGGCTTTTTTTGTCGTTCCTAGGTCCATAGGTTCTCTATGTATTCACTCCACCTGTTTGCGGATCTCGGCCTCGAGGTCCGGGGGCATCGTTACGGTCCCGGCGTCGAGACCTTCGACCAAGCTGTCGAACAACCAGTTCTCATGTGTCGGCGCGAAGATGTCCCTGACCCGCACCCTCTTGCCCTCCCGCTCGCGCTTCTCGATCTGGGCCCTGATCTGGGGATCCATGTGCTCTCTCAGCAGTCGGTTCTGCTCTGCCCTCTCCTCGTCGCTCATCTCGCGTTGCCGCTTCAACTGCTCTCTCAGCTCCATAACTCCATGACTCCATAACTCCATGACGCTGTAGCGTCATGACTCCGTGGTGTTGTAACGTCCTGACGCTATTGCCTCTTCGAGGATGTCGTACAGCAGCCGGCTGACGTTCTCCCCCCTGGCGACCGCCCGGTACTTCAGCCAGGTGATGTGGTCTGGGTTCAGGTAGAGCGTGCGCCGCTTGAGCACTGGCGGCGGCGGATCCTCGGGCGGCAACGGAGGCAGCACCTCGGCTGCCGTCTTCTTCTCGTTGATGTTGACCCTTGGGGCCATGACACTCTTCATGTCTCTCTGGGCACTCATCAGGCCGATACCTCCGACAGCAGATCGTCGTATCCGTTCAGGGTCTTAGGCACCGTTCCGTAGTCCCGGCGCATCTGTTGCTTGGCGCAGATGACGGTCTCGTAGACGGGCACCTCCTGCGCTGTGAGTGTTGACCGGACCTCCTGGTGCAGCCTTGCCCGGAGGTCTACCTGAGTCAGCAGGACACCCCTCTGATGCTTCTTGTGCTCGGTGATCTGCAGCGTCGGCCAGACGCGGCGAACGTCGTACGGAGATGCCCCGGTCGGGATGATCACTAGATCGGCGGCATTGATCGCCAGCTCGATGACATCAGACGTGCCAGGCGGGGTATCTACGAGCACCAGCGTGTGGTCCGGGATGGTGAGGTTCCTGTTCGCCTTGTACATCTTGAACGGCACCCCCACCGTGTCAGCAGCCCATTGGAGGGCACTCTCCTGGGGGTCTGCGTCGACCACGCAAACGTCAATCCCCCTGTGCCACGCGGCCAATGCCATGTAGATCGAGGACGTGGTCTTGCCCACGCCGCCTTTCGTGTGAACAAACGAGATGGTTGTCATGGTCAGAACGCTACAACGTCATAGCGTCATGGAGTTGTAGCGACACGACATCATGACCTCACAACGTCATGGAGTTGTGACTCCACAACGTCATTGCATCGAAACTACTGGTAACCGACACGCGAGATTCGGCTGTTACCGGTGATGTGGGGGAGTGTGCCGTACAAATGACGAAGCCCCCCATGTGCGTGGAGGGCCCGTCGGTGGAGAAGTTGGTAGCTTCTGGCTTGATTCTATCAGGCACCACCGTCGAGTGGTGCTGGACGCTCGAGGTGTCGAGCGACGTGTCTTGCCAACACGGTCGTAGCCCGTTAGAGGGGCGTCAGTCTCCTGCGCCGCAGAATCGCACACCTGAAGGCAGGACAAATCGATCACGGACCATTCACCGGGGATAGATAGAAGGACAGCCCGACTCCGGGACGCGTGGCAGCGTAGCGGTGACCGTGAGCATCCCGGCCTGTGGGCGCGAGTAATTCCCGTGCCTGTGGCCTCCCCGCGATCCCGGCTCCATACCGTCGGCTCCGTTACGAGAGGCGCACCCCGTTGCCTTGCGGTAGCGGGGTAGCCGCGCCCGCTCACCCTCTCCACCCATCTTCCACCCGAGAGCAGGTTCGTCACAGTGACGAAACATCAACGGAGAAGAGCGATGCCGGTCTCGATCTCTTGGATCCTGCGCTCCTTGGACTCCAGCGCGGCGGCAAGCTGACGCATCTCGCGCTTGATCTTCGCAGCTTCGACTACCGCGACCCGGTGCTCGACCTCGAGGTCGTGGATGATGTGCTCGCGCTCGCGAGGAGTCATCTGGTCGATCGCTTTCACCTCGACAACCGTACGCGCCTGACGACCCCGTAAAACGCAAAAAGCCCCCCTCACGGGGAGGGGGGACTTTCTGGTTAAGCGACACCCACGCGGGTCACCGCGAAGTAGGTGTGGGAGCCGTCGACTAGCTTCGAGTCGCCGGAGTTGGACATGCTGGCGTTGAAGTCGAACCCTGGCTCGATGTAGTCGCCGGGGTTCAGCGGGACGATCAACGTCGCAGCCGTGGCATCCTCCGCGGAGAGGTTGACCGCGAAGCCACCAGCGACCTCGCAGCCTCCGACGCCTCCGCGGGCGTACGGAGAGCCGTTCTTGTAGAGCAGCACGCAGCCCCACTGGCTCGACGCGTAGTTGCCGTGGAAGGCCCTGATGTTGACCAGGTAGGTGCCCTGCTTGGTCGCCGTGAGGCGGCAGTTCTGGCTCGGCGTGTACGTCAGGTCGTCGGACTGGTAGTCGATGGTCTCGAAGAAGTTGTTCGGCACCTTCGAGCCACCGTTGGTGGCGTTGATCTGCACGTCGGAGGTCTGACGCCGGGAGGCCCGGAACGTCGTGCCGACCACCGCGGGCGGCGCGTTGTCGGCCACCGAAGCACCAGCGACGTTGCCGGGGCCCTTGCTGCCGTCGGTCTCGGAGATGGCTCCCCAGTAGCAGTGGTTGGCGTCGATGACGCTCTGCTTGTCGGCGGGCTCGATGATGTCGACCACGATCGTGTTGCCCGAGAGCACCTGGTGGCGGCGCGGGTTGTTGCCGACGCCGCAGATGATCCGCATGTCCAGAGACCACGTCAGGGGGACGTTGGACGCCCAGATCTTCTCGACGCCACCGACCACACAGCCGATGTCGCCGCGGTAGGTCAGGAAGCCCGTGCAGTAGCCACGGGCGAACACATAGTCGGTCCCGGCCGCGTTGGATCGGGCGATCGACCAGATGCGGAAGTTGGTGCCCTGTGACGGCGGCGAAGCCAGCGTGCCTCGCACGATCTGCTGAGAGGTCAGCGTCGGCGTCGGGTAGATCATCGTGGCGCGGCGGTAGCCGTTGCCTGCGAAGTTCCAGGTGGCGTTGCCGTCCTTGATCGCGAGCGTCGAGGTGCCAGCCCCGGAGTACGTGATGTTGAACAGCCCCGAGGGGAACGCGCCGTCCGGGTAGCCGCTGAAGTCGATGTTGAAGCGCCGGCCGCCAGTGGCGGTCGAGTCGTTCTCCGACTGCAGAGCCTGCACGTCACGCGTGACCTTCGTCAGCATGTTGAACAGGTTGGCCATCGTGGACTTGGCGTCAGGGAGCCCGACTCCGGTCTCCTCTTGACCAGCCGTCGTCTTGCCCGAGAGGGCGTTGGTGGCTGCGTCGACCAGCGTCTGCAGGTCGGGGAGCTTGCCGATCGTCAGGTTCGGGATCGCCGCGGTCGGCGCAGTGCCGGTCAGCTTCGTGGCGTCCAGTGGATCGCCGATACCCAGCTTGGCCGCGAGGTCAGACGCGAGGTTCGCGATCTTCGTCTGCGGCAGCGTCGGGATCACCGACGTGCTCGCGGTGCCCGTCAGCTTGGTGGCGTCCAGGGGGTCGTTGACACCCAGCTTCGCGGCGATGTCTGAGACCAGGTTGGTGATCTTGGACTGGGGGAGGGTGGGGATGACCGCGGTCGGCGCGGTCCCGGACAGCTTGCCTGCGTTCAGCGTCGAGTTACCGGTGAGCAGTCCCAGCACCCAGTTGTCTAGCTGCGTGGGGGTCGCGTTCACGACGCCGGTCAGGGCGTCTCGGATCTGCTGCTGCGCCTTGGCGGCAGCCTCGTCCAGCTTCGTCTGCAGCCCGGTGATCTGGTTCGGGTTGATCGCAGAGCTTCCCGTCAGCAGCGACAGCAGCCAGTTGTCCACGTCGGTGGGCGTGGCGTTGACGATGCCGGTGAGCTGGTCGCGGAGCGCCTGAGCCCCGTTGGCCAGTGCCGTCTGCAGGTCGGTCTGCTGCTGGTGGTACCAGTCCTTCACGGCCTGGACCGCCCCGTTGATCGGGGTGACGATCAGACCGCCGAGGATCTCCATGATCTGCTTCAGCTCGGTCGACACGACGTTGTACGTCGTCTCCACCCACGACTCGAAGTCGCCAGTGAGCAAGGCTCGGGGGAGGTTCGCGAGGTTGCCGACGATCGTCGCGACCGCCGTCGTCACGTCGATGAAGTCGTCATCGATCGTGCCCGGAATCATCTCCTTGAACGCCTTCAGCGCAGGCAGCGGCAGCCTCTTGAGCTGCTGCGTCAGCACCTCGACCGCCTGGCCCGACGTAGGCATGGGCACGTCGAACAGGTTCTTGATCAGGTTCTCGGTGTAGCCCTGGCCGAAGTCGAAGTCACCGCCGCCGATCTCGAATGCGCCGTCGGCCCCGATCGCCTCCAACGGCGATGTCGGGTAGGTCGTCACTTATCCTCCTGATGCGTTGCTGTAGACCACGCGGAGCTTGTCGCCCTCGATGCGCTCGATGCGCTCGGTACGCAGCTCGTCGCGGAGTCCACCGATGTCCCTTCGGGTTTCCATGAATCCCTCTCGCACCGTGCGTGCGAGTTCATCGATGTCGTCACGTAGATTCGTCGTATGGCTGTTTGCTACGTGCTCCCGTACCGTCTCGAGCGTCTTGCTCTGCTTGCGATGGGAGCTGAGAAGCACCGGGGCCACTACGCCTGCGAGGCTGAACGCGGAGATGATCGCCAGCGCGATCACGTCCATCCACGAATCAGGGTTGAACGGAGTCACTCTGTGAACTCCTCGGCCATCGGTGGGCCGGGGCGGTTGTCCGGGATCATTCCGGCTTCTCGGTATTGGCGAAGCATCGCTTCGTTCTCCTGTTGCGTCAGCTTGCGGATGTCTGGAATGCGGACGGGCTCGGGATCGGGCTCGTCCTTGCCGACCCATCGGGCGGCGTTGTTCATGTCATGGCGCTGGCCTCGGAAGGCCGGCTGAAACTTGATCTCCTGGTCGGGAAGCTGACTGACGTGGATGTTGCCGTCCTCATCAGCCAGCCCCCGGAGCCAGTCGACGTGCCGAAAGCCGCACCGCCACAAGTGTTCCGACCAGTCCGACAGGTAGTGCGGGTGAGTGATCGCTCCGACGCCTGCAACCATCGGGAGGTTGCGAAGCGCCCAGGCGACGTGCTCTCGCGGCTTGTCGGGGTCGTGGGACTCTTGGGACGGAATCATTGGCGTGCCTTTCGGTTTAGAGCCATCCCGCCTGACCAAGCCCGCTGTTGACGCGCTTGATCTCTTCGAGGATGGATAGAGCTGGGTTCTTCGGTTCGCGGTAGCCGATCTCGATCTCGAGGGGCTTCGGACCATCGCTGCCCTGGCTGTACTTGATCTTCTTGATGCGCTCCACGAAGAGCTGGTGCTCGATCGGGTAGCCCAGGACAGACGTGCCGACACGATCTCCAATCCAGCAGTGCCCGTAGGGCTTTGGAGCGAAGATGTACGGCGAGGCGTCTGACACCTTGAGGGTGTGGGCCGTCCGGGCACGGGTCTTGTGGATCTCGGCCGCGATGGCGGCGAACGCGCTCAGAGTGAACGCCTTCATCGACCCTTCGGCCATGCCCTCGAAGTAGTGGAAGTCACCGAGGTCGGTGATCACGTCTTCGAGACCCGCGATCGGGAGATGGATGCCCGACGCACGCAGCGTCGGCACTTCCATGAACGCACCGAACACATCGGTGTACAGCGGCTGCAGGATCGCGTCGAGCGTGCCGCCCAGAGGCGGAAGGTCGATCATGCCGCCGAGCGCCTGGTTGATCAGCGAGGTGAGGAAGTCGCCTCCCACGTTCACCCCTGTGCTGATCCCCTCGTTGATGCCCGGAGCTGACTGGCCTCCTGCCAGGAAGCTGGTGTCGGTGGCCTCGTAGTACGAGAACTCACTCGACTTGATCCCGGTGAGAGGGCCCTCTTCGAACACGACGTGCGGAGCCTTGGGGCTGGTGCCCAGGAAGCCTGGCCGGTAGTACTCGCCGGGGAACGTGTAGTCGCCCGTGAATACGTCGACACCCTCGACCTGACCGTCACCCGCGAGGGTCACAGCGGCTCTGAGGAAGCCGGTGAGCCATGAACCGCCGAAGGCGGTCTGTCCACCCCAGCCCGAGTTGTCCTCGATGTCCCAGACGACACAGCCGTCCCGGAGCGGGATCTTCTGCAGCAGGTCTTCGAGCGGATCGATGCCCCAGACGCCCTTGAGATCTTCGAACGGGTGCGGGTCGCGGTCCTTGATGTACCGGCGACACGTCAGCGTGAGCTGGTGGTCGTTGAGGATCTGCTTCGCGGTGTCGTAGAACGTGCCGAACCGGCTGAACACCATCGTGACCGGACTGTTGTCCGCGAGGAACGGGAACGGCTTGACGATGTTCCGCCAGTTTGCTGGGTTGAAGCTCGGGCCCATCCACTCGTTGATGTCCGTTGGGTCATCCGGGAGAGTCCAGAGACTCGTCTCGAGTCGGAGTAGATTGACGAAGAGCGTAACCAGCAAGCACCACTTTGCGGGTCCGAAAATGATCCAGACCTTAGGAAATTGCAGCTCAGGCCTAAGGAATGGGTTACACCACACGCGGATGTGACGAGTCTGGGCAAAGTCGTGTAGGAACACGATCTCCAGATACGCATCACCGGAATCGGTCTTGACGACCCGGTAGTGGTCCATCATCCCGGTCCATCGAGCGCCTTGCTTCTCGATGTTGATGATGACGTTGCGCTTTGCTCGACCGCGGTGATTCATCACCCACTTGGCCAGGTAGTGGCTCAGCGAGAGCTGCAGTGTGCAGTTGCCCACCTCGTTCTCGATGAACTCCCACTCGAGCAGTCGCTCGCCAGCGACAGCGCCGCGGAGGCGGAAGTCGCCGTCACGCAGCTCCACATCGGCCGGCGCGAGGCGTGCGGCCTCTCGCTTGGCTCGACGCTGTTGGATGAGCTTCCAGAGATCTTCGGACTGAGCGAGTGACTTCAGGCCACTCACTCGAGCCCCCAGCAGCGCGTCCACGGCCTGGGAAGCCGCAGCGATACAACCTGCCCCGGAGCGCAGCCCGACGCGTCTATGACGAACTCAGCCTCTTCGGTGTACGGCGGGATCCAGTTGCGGAACCTGACGCCGTTCATGCGAGCCCACACAGGCGAGCCCGACTCGGAGGCGATCTGCTCCTCGCGACGGTCGGTGTCGATGACGCAGTTCTCGCCGTAGATCAAGCCGGGGAGCTTGAGTCGACGGTTGCGGAACTCCTCGTCCTCGAACGAGTAGTCCGGGATGACGAACTGAGTGAACGGAGCACGCTCCCACGGGATCTCGATCCCCGGAGGGAACGGCCAGGGGAACTCGGGGATCTTCTCGGTGGAACCGGGGACGGTCCACTTCGGGGCGATGTACTGGTCGGTGGGGTTGAGCCCACCTTGCTCGCGGCCGACCTTGATCTTCAGGATCTCCTTGGGGAGCCGCTCCCACGGCCACTGGCCGGGGATGTCGAAGAACGTCGGGTCGAACCGGGTGTCAGTCTTGGTCTTGGCTGAGAAGACCTTCTGGTCCTCGTACCAAAACGGGTCGTAGGCAATGCAATTCATCACCGTGAGGTTGATGCTGTTGCCACGCGGGTCGGTCTTCATCTCGACCGTGGGGGACTGGAACAGCGCCAGGTGCAGATACCTGGTGCCTGAGTCCGGGGTGGTGACGTAGAGCTTGCAGACGCGGTTGAACGCCCATGCCTTGCGCCACTCGCTGTCACGCGAGAGCCAGGACTTGGGCCCGCTCTTGGCATCGTTGAGGATCTGAACCCCGAAGACGATGTCTCGCTTCAGGACTCGGTGATTCAAGTAGCGAGCGCCGGGGAAGTTTCCCGGCTCCTCAATCACGACCTTGACGGGAGGGTCGTAGAAACAACCCTCCACGTCTGTGGCCAGGAACACGCCCTGGTCACCGGTCGTCAGATTGAAGTACTCACCATTGACACCCTCGAGTTCAACGATGGTGTCGGTGATCAATGGTTACCTCCTGGTGGATGTCAAGTTCGGCCGACGACCTTGAGCAGGTCGTTCGACTCCTGGCGCGACTTGATGTCGAGCGCCTCGTCAACCGAGCCGATGTTGAAGATGTACTTCGTGCCCTCGGTCAGAGCCTTCGAGAGGAAGCCCTCGCCAGAGATGCCGATGTCCGAAAGGAACTGCTTGCCAGTCGCCTTCGCGAAGTCGACGGGGGAGGACATCAGCTTGGCGACCTGCGACTCGAGCGATCCACCCTGCGAGCCGGAAGCCGTCTCGTCGTTGTAGTCGCCCGCGAGGTCGAGCATCTCCTTCTGCGTCTGGAGCTGATCCTTCATGTCCCGCAGCTTCTGAGCCTCAGCCTTCAGTCCCTCGTTGCCGGTGGACTTCGCCTGGAGGTCAAGGGCTTTCGCCTGACGCTCGATCCGCTTGATCTCGGTGCCGAGCACCTTCTCCATGCGGCCTACGTCGGACTTGGTGAACCCGTTCAGAAGAGCTGTCGGATCCTCAGTGCCGCTGGCTACCGCCGCGGCGATCTGAGCGGACAGATCCTTGGCCTGCTCGAGGACGGGCGCGAAGCCCTTGTCGAGACCGATGGCATAGCCCTGGCCGGTGTTGATACCGAACTCTTCGAACAACCTGGACGGCGAGTGGATGCCGAGGAAGTTCGTGACTGCGCTGGCCACGCCAGACGCCAGCTCCTTGGCCTTGCCGACCGCGGCGCTGATCATCGAGCCGATACCGTTGATGAGCCCCTGGACCAGGTTCTTACCGGCCTCGAGGCCGATGCTCATCAGGTTGGCCAGTGCGGACTGGATCATCCCTGGCAGCTCCGCGGCCTTCGCCGCGATCGTCTGAGCACCGTTGGCGAAGCTCGCCACCCACTCGGAGACCTTGGCGATGACTCCGGTGATGATGCCTGTCAGGTTGGCCAGCGCACCGATGAGTGCGCCGCCGATGGAGACACCGACCTGGATCACTGCGCCAGCCACGCTGAGAAGCGCGGAGGCCAGCGGCAGGATGACCGGCATCAGGTTCGCGAACGACTGCACCAGCGAGACGACCGACGGCATCAGCTCAGCGATCTTGGGGACCAACTGGATGAACGCCGGGACCAACTGGCTCATGATCATCGGGGCCAACTGAATGACCGCTCCGACGAGCTGTCCGAACGCCGTAGCGAGCTGCGGCAGGAACGGCCCGAGCTGGGTGACCAGCGTCGAGGAGAGCGTGGCGAAGTTCTGGATCAGGCCAGGCAGGATCGGCTGCAGCGAGTCGAGTGCCGTCTTGATCACTCCACCGAGCAGGGTTGCGACCTGGGTGAGGATCGGGCCCAGCGCCTGCAGCGCACCGGTCAGCAGGGTGCCGAGGGTGCTTGCCAGAGTGGTGAACGCGGGGGTGAGAGCCGTGATGACCGGAGCGAGCTGGCTGAGCGCCGTGCCGAGCACGTTGCCGAGCAGGCCCGACAGCGAGGTCAGAGCAGGCATCAGCGCGATGAACGCGTCACCGAACCCGTTGATCAGCGTCGACAGGGGACCGCCGAGCTGTCCCATCGCCGTCGTACCGGCCTCGAAGAGCCGGGTGAACAGGTTGAGGACGCTGCCCAGCACCTGGGCCATGCCCTGCATGGCTCCCTGGAATGCACCGTTGGAGGTGATCCGGTCGACCATCGCGTTGAACTGCGTGGCGAAGGTCTGCAGAGGGCCGAGGAGCGTGCCGAACGCGTTCGCGCCAGCGTTGGCCAGCGTGAGGAACGACTGCGTTCCGATCGCGATGACCGGGGTCAGCCCCTTGAAGAACTCACTGGTCTTGCTGAGGATGTTGTTGATCTGCTCGAGTCCGACGCCCTTCGTCACCACGTCGGTGACGCCCTGCGCCATGAACACCAAGCTCCCGGCCACATCCTTCAGGCCGGGTGTGATGGTCTGCAGCATCGTGCCGAGCTGCCCCATGACTGGGGTCAAGCCCTGCTGGAAGACCGCGGAGACCTGAGACTTCACGCCGTCGAGGACGGGAGCGATGGTCTCGGCCGCGGCCTTGATGCCGTCCATGCCGAGCGCGACTACGCCAGCGCCAGCTCCGAACGCCGCCATGAGCGACGGGAGACCGGCCAGTAGACCGGCGACCAGCGCGACGGCCGGCGCGGCGAGCGCGATGACACCGACGCCGATCCACGCCATGCGCGACATGCCCAGGAAGCCCTGGCCCATCGACATGATCTTCTGGGTGGTCTGTTCGGCGTCGTCGCCGATGTCAGCGATCGGGCTCTTGCCGTTCTTCCCGAACAGCTTGTTGAGCAGACCGCCCTTCTGGTCCTTGTCGACGTTGATGTCGACGGGGATGTTCACACCCCTGGCCGCTTCGGCCTTGAGCTGCAGCATCAGCCGCTTGAAATCGGCCTTGGCCTGGGCCGCATTCAGGTCGGCGTTGACCGGAATGTCGGCGCTTAGCTCCTTCTCGATGCGCTCGAGATCGTCCTTCAGTTCACGGCGGAACTTACGTGTGTCGGGGCTGACCTTGACTGAGATCCGTGCGACCTCAACGCCAGCACTATTCGGCATTCGCCTCCTCCCTTTCCCTTCTCTCGCGAGCTGCCTTCTTCGCTGCCACGACCATCGCGGCGAACGAACCCGGTGGGGGCGCAGCGTCTTTCGGTTTGTTGTCGTCGGGACGGGGGTACGGCTTGGGTGCCTTCGGCTTCGGCTTGTTCGGGTCGCGGTTGACCATCATCAAGATGTGGTTTCCGGCCTGAACGGCGTCGTAGATGTCCGCGAGCGCGTGACGGTCCTCGTCCCAGCCCCGGTACTGCTGCCCACCTCGACGCTCTGCGTAGAAAGCGCCGTCCTTGGGGAGGCAGAGCACCAGGGCCAGAACGAATCTCGGCGTCAGCGGATCCTCATCGCGGAACAGATCCCGCAGGTCTACCCGGTAGTACTGCAGGAGGTCAGCGAGGAGAGCCCCGCCGAACTTGTCGATCAGTTCGGCGAGGGCGCGGCTTCCCCCAGTTGCGTCTCCCGCATCCAGGTGCGGAGCACAGCGCCGTACAGCTCAGCGCGGATCTGCGGCTCTTCCTCGGCGTCCAGCTCCGCCAGCAGCTTCCGGGGGGAAGTGGCGATCAGCTTGAACACCTTGCCGACCGACTCGCAGATCTTCTCTGCGATCTCGTCCATCAGCTCCTGAGAGTCCTCGTCGTCCTCATCGATCTCGTCGGGAAGCGACTCGATCTCCTTGACGGCATCGGCGACAGCCTCGCGAGCCTTCTTGCCCAGCTTCAGCAGCGGCTTCAGCTCGACGGTCACGTCCTCGGAGAGGCCGATCTTCACGGGCTGGTACTTCTTGCGGACATCCTCGCGGAATGCGTCGAGGGTGAATACGTTTGTCATGGCGAACCTTTCGTGTGTTGGCGGGCTAGATGGCGGGCTGGAGGGGGAGGCAGGCCCGCCAAGGAAACCTCCCCCTCCGGGGGTGACATTCAGGCGAATGTCAAGTTGGAACTACGGAGTGACCGGGACGTTGAACAGGTCTTCGTTGATCCACGAGAACGGCAGCTCATCCTCGAAGTCGAGGTAGGTGAACCGAACCGGGAGCGAAGCCAGGTCATCGATCGGCAGATCGATCGAGTCGTCGCGGCGCACACCGGCCTTGTGGGCGTGGTTGCCCAGGCGCATGTCGCCGTCCTCGATGACGATGAACACGGCCTTCTCGTTGGTCTGGCCGGTCTTCACGCCGAAGACGCCGGGGGTCTCGGAGGCGTTGGGGCCGTAGTACAGACCCAGTGCGCCCTCATCGAACTGGTGCAGCACGACCGTCACGAAGTCGATCGGATCCTCGGTGGTGATCTCCCGCAGCTTCTTCTTCTGCCAGGAGCCCTTCACCTCGCTGTCGCCACCGTCGAAGCCGAACTCGGGCAGTGTGCCGCGGCTGGTGTGGCCGACGCTGTCCCAGACGGTGAGGCCGGTGCCCCACGTCGAGGTCTTCGTCAGGTCGAGGGTCTTCAGTTGGGCCGGGGTCGGTGCAGCCGTGCCTGCCGGGGCGACGTACACGTAGCCGACCGCCGCAGTCAAAACTGCGTCGTCATTTTCTGCCATGTTGGCAATCTCCTTGGTTAGGTGGTGGATCTCGGTCTGCGGACGCCGAGCCTGATCAGACCCTGGATACGCCAGGAGTCCTGGTAGAGGGAGCTGAACTGCGTAGCGCCCATCGTTTCGTACATCGACTGCAAATAGCCTGCGGGAGTGACGATTTGGTCCTTGACCGCGTCGTACAGCACGTCGAGTGCTTCCTCGTACAGCTCTTCACATTCGATGAGACCGTCGGTCGAGTACGCCGACATCTCGATCACCGGCAGCGTGTGCAGCCGCGGTGCCTTGGGATTCCTGATGCCGCCTATGCGGCGGATGTTGATCATCGGGAACTCGCGGTAGTCCACGTCAGGAACCCACGTCGTGACGGTGACGCCCTCCAAGCGCGGGTCTGCGCGGAGTATCGGGGCCACCACCTTCTGGACGCGGGGTAGCCGACTGGTTGCCATGCGCCCCCCTTACGAGACCTCGCCGCCGATGGCGGCGCGGGTCAGGATGTAGGTGGCTTCAGGGGCCTTCGTGTCTGTGCCTGCGAAGAAGCCAGACGGGGCGTGGCCGAACTCGAGGGCGAACGCGTTGGGCGCGTTGAGGATCGTGTGGAAGTCCACATCGCCGTCCTGCTCGCTGATGTTGGCCGGGAAGTATCCGGTCTCGGTGATGCGGCTCGTCTTGTTCGCCTGCGCCAGATTCCTCTTGGCGCGGCTGGTGACACCATCACGGACCTTCTTGACCTCTCGCCGGGTCTCAGCGGCCCGTGCAGCCACTTTGTTGGCCTTGGCGTAGACAGTGGCCATCAGTACCTCTTGATCGTGTAGTCGACGCGTGAGAGCGCCGGGGAGGAGTCGTAGACGGTGGCGTCTCCGAAGAGCGCCCACCGCTGACCCCGCCACTCGATCTGGGTCTGCATGCCGAGGATCCCGTGCTCCTTGGTGAACGAGCGCGGGAAGCGCATCCGGTAGACCTTCTCGGACTCGAAGCCCTCGTTGTCCTGCTCGGCCCGTCGTGCTGACGTACCGGACTGGTTGGCCACCTGGAGCCGTGCGATCGCTGGGATGCCGGTCTTGGACGGCCGCGTGCGCTTGTTGCCGTCGCCGTCGATGACCATCTCTTCGGGGTAGACGGTGACCGGCTGATACCGGGCACCGGTGTCTAGGAGGCTCATTGGATGTACGTCGCCTTCGCCTTGGGAGCCCGCGAGACGTTGCCCCACTCGATCCGCCAGTCGTGGACGCAGACGCAGATCGGAGGATCGGCGTCGTGGTCGCACAGGCTGTTGTCGACCTCGTCTGGGGTGACGGCCGGGGTGAAGGGTGGGTAGACGATCGGAGCGCGGAAGCTGTCGCTGGCGCTCATGTCGGCATCACGATGTTCGGGGCGATGACTGACATGCGGGAGAGCCGGTTGACGCCCAGCGTCGTCCACTCGTCATCGAGGATGACCAGCTTTCCTTGGGACAGGTCTGCCGCGAGCTGGTAGGTGTATGCGCCGTCGGTCTCCGAGATGTAGCCCTCGGGGTTACGCACCAGGCGCAGCACCGCGTCGGACTCGATGTCGACCAGATCGGCCTTGAACGTCGGGCTGGTCGCAACCTTGGTGTCCAGGGTGGGAATCCGGCGTCGGATCATGCGCTCAACCTGCTCGAGGCGGCGGCTGATCAGCGCCATGACTTCCGGCTCAGGCTCCTTGGCCCACAACACAACTACGTCATTGGCGGTCGCGTAGGCCACGGTTACTCCTCAGTCGTTGGCTCCTGCTTGGGAGCGGTTTGTTTCCGGGGCGCGGCCCGTTTGGCCGGCGCTTTGCGAGGGGGCTTGGGTGCGGCGTCCTCGAACAGGCCGCTGGCGATCAGCTCCGCGGCGTAGTCGGGATCGACATCCGCGAACCCGCCGTTGACGGTGGATCGGATACGCATGAAGTCCTCTCTGACACCCCGGAAGGGGAGCCCCGAAGGACTCCCCAACCGGTGAATGTCAAGTTCGCCTTACGGCGTGACGACGTTGGTCAGCTTGACGAACGCGTCCTTGTCGTTGCAGTGGAACGCGTACTCGGCCTCGACACGAACCGCGACGAGGTTGTGCTGCCACAGCGACACGAAGTTCGGAGCCTGCGGGGTTCCGAGGTTCAGGGTCGCCTGATCGGTCACGTCGAAGGACAGACCGCCGACCTGGCCCCAGACCACCTGGGTGAAGTCGCCCTGGTAGCCGACCGTGGTGCCCGAGGCGACGTGGTCGCTCAGGATGGTCGGACGAGCGACGATGCGGCCAGCGCGGAACGGGCTGTTCTCGTCGGTGTAGGGCTGCTCGATGAACAGCGGACGGCCGTTCTTGTCCTTGGCACCGTTGAGGATCGGCTCCACAACGTCGTCCAGCAGAGTGGCGGTCCACTTCTTGCCAGCGTTGACCAGGAGCGACAGGCCGTTGACGGCTACCGCGTCGTAGGCGGTCAGGTCGGACACGCCAGCGCCGCCCGGATCAGCCAGCGAGACGCTCTTGGTCGTCTGCGCCAGGTAGGTCGGGAACGGGCTCGAGACGCCGTTCAGCGCCGCCTTGTCGAACGCCAGGGCGAAGGCCGTGGCGACCTTGGTCCGCATGGTGCCGATGTAGTTGGCCGGGTTCGCACGGACGGTTTCCGCCGACGCCACGAAGATCGTCGCGATCTTGTGGGGAGCGATCGTCTGGCTGGACAGGTTGCCCTTGGTGATGGGCTTCATGTCGCCTTCACCGATCCACTGCGCGGACACGTCGCCGACCCAGTGCGGGATCTTCTGGCCGGTCGAGCCCATCGGGATCTTCTGGGCGAACTGCTGCACGATGGAGGTCTTCTCGGCCACAGCGAAGTAGTCCTTCGCCTGCTCGGGCTCGAGGTAGCCCTTGAACATCGTGTCGCCCGTCTGGGCGATCTGTGCGTGATCGACTGCGAATGCAGTGCCTGCTGCCATGATTGGCTATCTCCTTGTGTTGGAAGGGGTTAGGAAATCCCGAGCGTCTGCTTGATCGCGTCGAGAATCGGGTCTCCGTTCAGGGGCATGTCTTCCTTGCGCCCCCCGAAGCCCTGGGTGGGGTCGAACCCGCGAACCGGCTTGCTGTCGAAGCCCCCGATGAGTTCGAGGTTCTTCTTGGCTGAGTCGGCGATGCTGTCGGCATCGCTGCCCTGCAGGATCTCCACGAAAGCGCGGACCTTGTCGCTGGGCACCTTGGCGTCGATCGTGGTCTCGTACTTCTGCAGCAGAGTCCACGCCTTGCCAAGCTCGTTCTCGAGTTCGGTGATGCGAACGTCGCGGTCGGTGATCGCGGCCGTGTGAGCCTCGTTCGCCGCCTTGACAGCCGCTTCAACGGCGTCCTTCTTCGCGTGCCGTGCGGCAGCAGCCTCCTGGCGAAGTTCCTTGACGTAGGACTCGTCGTAGACCTTCGGAGTCTCCGGTGCCTTGACCTCCGGGGTCTCGGCGGCGGGGGTGCCTTCTGGGGTTGCGGTGTCGGACATGTGTTTTCGCCTCCTGGGCATGGTTGTTGAACCCACCTGGGGTTCAGGGGTTACGCAGCGAGTGCGTAGGTGGACATAGAGATGTCGCCGCGCTCAAGGCGGCGTCTGAGAGCGTTGATCGTCTCTCGGTTCTTGTTCTTGGAGCGGGCCTTACCCGACTCGATGAGCGAGTCGGCTTCCTTGCTGGCGTCGATCCAAAGCTGCTGCGCCCGTAGGGCAGCATCCCTACCTGGCCAGTTCTGCACGTCGAAGACCGGAATGGCCAGGCAGTCACAGCCTGTGTGCCACTCCTCGACGTGCTCTTTTGTTGCCTCCCGGAACTTCTCGAGACTTTGACCGGACTCATGCCAGAGGTCGATCACTGTCTCGTCATCGAGGTTTATGCCGGCCGACTGGGCATCGCGGTAAGCGAAGTTGCCCTTGTGGTTCAGCTCAGCGCCTCGAGAGATGAGCATCAGACACCAGGCGCATGTTTCGCGCCCGGTGGCGACCCTCGCCCAGCCCTGCACGATCTGAGGAGCCGGGTCGTTCTTGACCGCGCCGATGATCTGTCGGCGACCGGCCATCTCCACTTCGCGCACTGCCGTCAAAGCTGTTCTGGTGACAGCACTTTGGGGTGAGTCGGCCTGCGACATACCCTTCCGCGCTGGCTCCATGTTCTTGACGAACCAGTCCCACTGAAGCTCGCTCCGCAACCTCTCGTTGCGGGGCAGCTCCGGGTGATGGAGTGCTCGCTGGGAGTCATAGAAGGTGCGGCCCAGGTCGGCAGCCTGTGCATACCGACGCTGGACCTCGGGAAACAACGTCTGGAGGAACCGCGCCCACTCACCGAGAGAGAGCGCGGGCCCCGTGAAGAAACTGGCGAATCGTTGGACGTAGGTGGCAAGCCCCGCGGTGATCACAGCCTGTTGAGCTGCGTACTCCTCCGGGTTCACTTCGCCGCATCACCGCCCTCGATGGCCGGTGTTTCCGGCTTCGGCGGTGCCTGCGGGCTCGGAGAGCCTGGGACCGTCGGGTTCGCATCGACCATCGTGCCGATGAGTCCGAGGCCCATCGCGGCCTCTTCCTCGTCCCAGCGGCGCATCTCCTCGCGCTCCATGATCGAGTAGCCCATGTCCTTGCGGGCCCGCTCGCGGGGGATGACTCCGGTGCCGTTGGCGTACAGCTTGGTAGCCGCGTCAGCCTTGGCCGCGTACGTCGGGGTCGACGGGTCGCGCCAGATCGTCTCCATGCGAAGCATGTCGGGCGGAACGTCGCCGCCCTTCATCATCCGGTAGGCGATACGCATCGCCTCTTCCCACGCTCCACCGAAGATCAGGTTCTTGCGCTCGACCGTCTTCACCAGCCTGGCCTCCGATCCATCGATGGCCTCAGACGAGGCAGGGTTGGCCGAGTTGGTGTTCAGGTAGTGAGGCGGCAGTCCGGTGTACGAACACACCTGGCCCGAAATGGCATCCAGCGCGTTGACGAAGTTGGCCAGCTCGGCTGCCGAGAACTGCTGGATCTTGCCCTCTGCGTCCTCGAACGCGAGGATGCGAGCGAGGTAGGCGTCGAACAGCGTCTGGCCCGTCTCCGGGTCCACGCCGATCTCTTCGGGCTTGATGCCGAAGATCAGCCTCTGAGGCACACCCATCAGCTCTGCAGTCGCCTGCATCAGCATGAGGATGCGAGCCGCGGCGTCGGTCAGCGACCGAAGCTCGGGGGTGATCTGCGACGTGCCGTACAGGTCCGAGAGCCGGTTCCGGTTCGGGAGCGGGACGACCGGGACTACGCCCAGGCCGTGGGGGTCGTTGAACCACTCGACCCACTCGCCGTCCTGCTTGAACCAGCCGAACGTCTCGTTCAGCGTGTACAGCGTGGCAGCTTGGATCTCGTTGCCAGACTCGTCGTAGGCGACTCGGATGGCCATCGACACCCGGCCGATCCGGGGATCGATCTTGGCGAACATCCGCGTCGGCGGCTCCACCCTGATGATCGGGGTGTTGGGATCCCAGCCGATGTCGAGCGTGGGGTCCGGGCGCGAGATCGTGATGTACGACCGGCCGTGAACGTAGGCGTCGGTGTAGCCCAGCGGAGCCTCGATGTCGAGGTCGTTGGCCTGCCACCACTGCCACAGCTCTTCGTCGGCCTCGTCGGCATCGCCGAGGCGGAAGCCTTCGACGGCCTGGCGCTCCGCGATGGAGTCGACGTAGAGGCGGGGGTATCCGACGTGTGCCAGCAGCGACTGCATCTGCTGCGGGACCGTGACGCCGATGGCCTCCGGCCGGCGCTCAGCCTCGTAGTAGCTGGTGTTGATCTTGAGGTTCTTGACCGCGTCATCGAACGCCGAGATCATCTCGTCTCGGGCAATGGCGGGATCTGGAATCTCTTCCTGTCCGGGCAGCGGAGCTGTCATCGGACGGCCACCACCCGGCCCGTGCGGGCCTTCTTGCTCATGAGGTAGTCCTGTCTCGCCCCGAACGCGAGGACCGCACAGACTGCAGCGTCAATCTTCTTGCTGGAGTCCTTGGTGACCTTGCGAATCGCGATGGCGTCGTAGGTGGTTGGGTGTCGCTTGGCGTTCAGAACGTGTTGCCGAAGCGTTTGGTCGTTGTCGTGCCAGACCTCGCCTTCGAGGACCGCGTCCTCGAGTCGCTCGCAGTCGAAGGCGAACCGCTTCTGCTGTCCGCGCATGTCGAACGCGACCGGGTTGTTGGGGGAGGCGTTGACCTTGAGCTTCTTCTTGTACGTGCGGCCCCACTGGTCGACGTAGGCTTCGAACTCCTTCACGTCGGCGCGGAACGCGACCACGTCGTAGTGCTTGAACGTGGAATGCACTGTGGCGTCTACGTCTTCGCGAGGAACCTGACCGCCGTACTTGCTCGGATCCCAGATCTTGATGACGAACAGGAAGCCGTCGCTGATACGACAGCCGACGAGCGCGGTCCAGTCGTTGGACTTCGAGCCGTCGAATCCGAGGGCGATCTTCTCGCCGCGGGCGGGCGGCGTGAACTCGTAGCCCATCTTCTCGAGGTACTTCTTGGCATCTGCGTAGCAGCGGTCCCATTCGCGGGGAGCCAGCCAGGAGTCCTCGGAGGCGTTGACCTGGTTGAGGAACTTGCGCCGCGACTCGGTGATCGGGTTCTTGGTCGACAGGATCGACTTGATGATGTCTTCGATCGGCAGCCATGTGCTGTCGCCGCGGGCGATCAGCAGACCCTCGCGGAGCTTCTGGATGCCCTTCTCGAACCCCTCGGGATCCTCCTTCTGCGAAGGGATCTCGGAGATCGGCGTATCGGCCGGTGCCTCGAGTGCGTCGTACATGAGGCCGGTGTCCACGTCCTCACCGGACTGGATCTTCTGCCAGGAGACGTACGCCTTCTCGCCTACGGTCTCGGTGCCGGGGATGTGGGCGTTGCAGATCGAGAGCGTGCGAGCGCCCTCGACCTTGGTCATGTTGCCCTCGATGGTTTCCGCCATCGAGTGGCCCTCGTTGACCTTGCCGTCCGGGCCCTGGCCCCACCACTGCGTCTCGTTCTGGACGACGAAGGTGGGTCGGTTACCCTCCATCGATGCTGGTGAGGAGGTTGCGGCCTCGATGCGCCCGCCGCCCTCGGCGTAGATGATGAAGCGGTTGACCTCGAGCTTGAACTCGGTCTTGAGCTTCTTGGAGATCATCACCGGGAACAGCGAGAACGTGTTCTTCGTCTGGTCCTGGCTGACGGCCGCGACCGTGACCCACGGTGCGGGTCGGCGCTTGCCGATGGCCTGGCCGGTCTCATCGAAGTGCGAAAACGCTACGGGGCCACAGAGTTCCGCTAGGCACAGCGCCGCGGTGAACGGATCCTTGCCCCAGCCCTTGAGCCGGCGGATCACGCCTTCGCGGTAGACGTACTGGCCCTTCTCGTCTACGGCGTACCACCAGAGGACCAGGCGTACCTGCTCGTCGGTGGGGATGAACATGTTTTCGTTCTCGAGCAGTCCCGCTTCGGAGAGAACGATCAGAAATCTGAGTCTGGCTGGATCGTCGTGCCCGCCAGGGGTGTTGACGTACTCGGACAGCCACTTCAAGACGCCCCAACCGAGGGTCATCTTGGGATCGGGCAGATGCCATTCCCCGTCGACCGTCCTCTGCCAAGACGGGCCGATGATGTGCGGAGGTGACGGGGCAAGCTCCGGGTGGTGATTTCCGAGGCTCACCCCGTCTCCTTCCTGGTGTATGTCAAGGCTGACGCAAGAAAGCGACAGCCGGGTAGCGGTTGTACAGGTGTGGCCACTTCTCGCCCTGCGTGGACTTGGCCAGGAACGAGATGGCGTCGATGATGGCTCTGGCCATCGCGATGCTCTCGCGGAGAGGATGCCCCGCCAGCTCACCGAGCTGTGCGACGAGCGAGTCCTTGCCTCCGTAGAATCCCTTGACGGTCATCACGATTCGGCCGATGGCCACCTCGTATTCGTGCATGTCGTCCTCCTTGATGGAGGCGTACATGTCGCCGTCGTGGGCGTAGTCGCGGACCTCGAAGCCGTACTGCTGCATGGCCTGCTCGAGGTTCTCCAGGCGGTCCTCGAGGATGCCCATCGTGTCGGGCGCAGCCACCGGGTGGATCCACTCATCGAAGTGAGCGAAGCCCTTCTGCCGCATGGGATTTCCCCACATGACCACCTTCTTGAGGCGGTTCACGTACTTGTGGAGACGGCCCTTCGGGTCGAGGATTTCATGCTTGAGCACGTAGGCGACTGCGATGGCTCCCTGCGAGTAACCGGCCATCGAGAACTCGTCGTTGTTACCGGCGAGCTTCAGGTCGATCTGCAGCACCAGCTCCGCGATGGCCTTGTCGTACGACGGCTTCATCGGGAAGGCGGCGGCAGGGTAGTTGCCGATCGGCTGCCAGCGGTAGATGTCGAGCACGTCCCGCGCCACGTCGGCGGGGAGACCCGGACCCAGCGGATCTGGCATCCCGGTGCCGTGGACTGTGAACAGCCACGGCTTGGCCGGGAGCAGGTAGGCGAGATCACCGTCAGTGACGATCCCGTCCGGGGTCTGGTGGGTGCGTGTCTCGTACTCGCGCTGAACAGCTTGGTCGTCCAGGCCGAAGTAGGCGTCCTCGCGGAGCTTGCCCGCGTAGGAGGCGAACCGGGCCTTCATGACCCGGATCCACCTGTTGACTAGGTCTCCGTTGGAGCCAAGCTGCAGGCTCATCGATCCTCTGGTTTCCGCCAGGCGGTCGTCGGGTCGTAGAGGCTGTACGCCTGCGGGGGCAGGGCGCTGCCTACGCCGTTCAGGATCTGGCTCGCGAGCGGTCCCAGGTTGACTGCCTCGGCGGCACGCTGAAGATCGCTCACAGCGCCGCTGACGGCCTGTGTGACCGTCTGCACGGCCGCTTCTGCGGCCCGCTTCTGCTCGAGAACCTGCTCGACGCTCTTGACGACGATCTCCACCGGGTCGGTGCTGAGGGTGCCATCCTTGCGCTGCTTGTCGACCGTGACGGCGGCGGTGGCCGGCGCTCCTGCACCGATCAGTGCCAGGGCCCCGGAGATGATGTCGCCGATGTTCTCAGCGGCACCAGCGTCGATCCCGCCCCAGATCAGGGCGATGCCTAGGATGCCGGGGACCAGAGTCCCGATGTAGTAGATGGTCTGACGTACTTTCGGGCTCATGCAGAGCCCCCTCTCAGGTAGATCTTCAGTGCTTCGGGGTTGATGCGCTCCACGTCGGCCAGAACCTGCTTGGCGTGGTTGACCAGGAACGGGTCCGGGGTGTTGCTGCCGGGACGAATGACTCCCGCGCCTTCGCCGCGAGCGGCCTTGACCACCAGGTCGATGGCCCACTGCTCGCCGCGCTCCGCGCTCTTCTCGACGCGGTCCTCCCAGGCGAACGTCCGGGCGTCCAGCGCGACACCCACGGCGGTGCGCCTGCGGACGTTGTCGGTGCGGTACATGTCTTCGTTCTGGAAGAGCTTGCGAAGCTCCCCGTATTCAGGTGCTGCGATCCAGCGCAGGAGGTTGAGAACCTCGCGCTGCTCAGCGTCGTTGAGTGCGGACAAGAAGCCGTCCTCTCCTAGTGGTTCGGTGGGCACCAGGCCAGCCGCGAGCTGCTTTGCGTCCTCTCGACCGGGAAGTCCTGCGCCCCAGTCAGATCCGCTCGGATTGCGGACGAAGATGCGTGCAGCGACGATCGCCTGCTGCTGCGGAGTAGCGAGTCGCGGGCTCGCCGCGAACTGCGTGCCGTTGTGCGCTCGCCACGTCTTCGGGGTGATCTGGAACAGGCCCTCGGCCTCGTTACCGCCCGAGTTCACGTCGATGATCTGCTGGATGATCGTCGGGTTTCCGCCCGATTCACGCTTGATCAGGTGATCCCAGGCAGGGCTCGGAGAGCCCCAGAAGCCGTTGCCCTTCGCGACGAGCGGCACCGTCAGCTCTGCCGACGTGGGTGCGTCCTCGAGCTTGGCGTCGAGGTACCAGAAGTCGTGGAACATCGGGTCGTTCCAGGCGCGTGCGTCGTCGTAGAGATCGACGCCGCCGCCGCCGTGGGACTCCCAGTCGACGCCGCGGTCGGACATCTTCACCGGACCACCGGGGATGTCCATCGTCATCAGCGTGCAGGCGGTGTGTGAGTTCTCCCCGCCGCCGCCGTGCTGCAGGCCGACGAGCATGACCGGCTTGAACGGCAGGGCCTTGACGCCGCCCGGAGGCAGACGCCGGAAGCCCAGGTCGTAGACGATCTTGTGGTCGAGCCGGAAGCTCTCGGTGGAGCCGTAGCGGTTCCCGGACCAGTCGGTGCGGCCCATGTACCAGGCTCCGGTTTGGAGCACCAGGCCAGAGCAGTCGGTGGACCGACGTGGGTCTTCGGTGAACGCGCCGCCGTAGGCGTACGGGTTGCCGTTGCGGGCGCGGGCCATGTCGTGGACCCACTGCGCCCGCTGGCGGGTCACGACGGCCGTCATCAGACGCCCAGGAGCTTCGCGAGCACCGTCAGGACAACGTCATCGACCTTGCCGGGGATGTGCTTCGAGATCTCGTCCAGCAGCTCGGGGTGCTTGCGGAGGTAGCTGACGCCGTACTTGAGAACGAGCGCGATGAGCTTGCCTTGGATTGCGGACATGGTGATTCCTTCGTGGTGGATGTCAAGTTGGAGTGCCCGTTGCATTCAGTCGGGGAACGGGCTCGAAAACCGAGCTAGGGCAACACCTCTCGGGTAGGTGGCCGCAAGCTGAAACTATCTCGGCTGGCGATAGACCAGGCCGATCTGCTTTGCATCGCCGCCAGCGGCTTCGCCGGTCGGCATGTGGACGAGCTGCCAGCGGCAGCGGTTCTGGATCTTGTCGGCTTCCTCGGACTCGACCTTGATCGAGGCGGTCGCACCAGAGACGGTGAGCGGCCAGACGGTCAGCGGCTTCTTGCCAGGCTCGAGGACGGTGGTGGTGATTCGCTTCGAGGTGCCCAGCAGGTTGGTGCCGTTCGCGGTGGTAGCCGGAATAGGCTGCAGCGCAAGCGATCCCGTGAACTCGATGTCGTAGGTGCGGTTCCAGTAGAAGTCGGTGGAGACCGTGTTCACCGCGCCGGTCAGCGCGGCAACGCTGTTGAAGAAGCTCTTCACCGCGGAGCTGGTCACGTCGACTGCGAAGGTCACGACGCCGACCTCATCGAACGACCGGATCGAGGTCACGATGAGCTTGAAGTTCAGCGCGTCGGTGACGGTCATCTGGACATCGACGCCCAGGAGCTGGTCGAAGGTGTCGAAGAAGTCGTTCGCGGTCTTGTTGATCGTGTTGACGAGCTGCTCTGTGAGCGGCTTGCCACTGTTCAGGTTGAAGTTCAGCGTCCACGCGGGGTACAGCGAGACCGGGTGTACGAGCGCGTTACCCGCGCCCACCGCGGCGTCGACCGCGTCTTGGATGTCGCCAGCGAGCCCCTGCGGGTTCTCCGACACGTCGTTGTAGTCGATCGCCGGGGTGTCGATGCCGTTGAGCTTGATCGTGTACGTACCGCCCGTGGCTCCGGTGATGTAGACCTGGTGCAGCGCGTTGTGCTCGCCGCCAGTCTCAAGCTCGAGGAACAGTTGGCCGGCTGGCCAGGGGACGAGGTTTCCGGCCTTGTCCTTGTTGTCGAACGTCCACTTGAAGTCGCGGCCTTTGACCAGCCACAACGTGTCAACGTCGAGCGATTTGCCGAAGTCGGCCATGTGGTTCCTTTCAGGTGTCAACCCCGGAGGGAGGAGCTACTGGTAGCGGCAGTGCTCTAGAAACCCCCTCCGGGGGACCATCTACCCTCCGCTCGCCTGAGCTTGGGCGAGGCGCTGCTTGAGCATGTCGGTCATGTCCACGACCTTCCCGGCTGTCGGGTCACCGGGGTTCCGCTCGATCTCGAGCCGAACTCGTCGTCGGTCGCCTTCTGTCAGCAGCAGCGAGGAGAGCATTTGGTTGATGGCAGTGAGTTTCATTGCGCCCATTGGCTTTCCGTACTGGCGCGATGCAATCAGTTCTTGGTTCAGGGTGTAGAGGGTGAGCTTGGCGTAGGTCCAGTCGGTCGGCTCGTAGTACTTCACGGCCGCGGAGTTCTTGATGGACTCGTACATCTCGGTGATCAGCGGATGCGTCTCACCGTCGTAGCTCACGTCCCCTAGTTCGGGGATCTCGACCGGGCCGATCACCTGGACCGTCTCGGTGGGGCTCTCAGGCGCGTTGCGCCGAACCCGCTCTTCGTCTCGTTTTCCGATGGGGCCTCGGGTGCCCACTTGACCTCCTGGGTCTAGAGCAGGCTCCTGGCCTGCTTTTATCGACGCCCAGGATGGCGTTCGTCGGGGCGCTTCCTCCGGGCTCTGAGTTCTGCCTTCCGGGCGTTGCCCTCGGCGGATGATTTCTTCGCGTGACACCTGTGGCAGACCGCCTGCAGGTTGGATCGCGAGTGGTCGTTCCCACGCTTGATGTGGTCGACCTCGGATGCCACGCCAACGCAGCCGTTCCACTGCAGCTCGCAGATCCAGTTGGCATCCCGAAGGACCGGGAGCCTGTAGTTCAGCTCCCAGTCCGGGGGAAGGTCATACCGGCGTCTCGAGGACGCCCAGCTCATGGTGCCTGTGTGGGCTCCCCGATCGGGGTAGCTCCATCGAGCCGGAACGGCCGGCCGTCGTCGGATAGGCCGTAGTGCTCGGCGTACTCGCCTGTGGCCTTGTCGACCGTGACGAACGGGCCGTCCTGGTCAGAGATCCACAGACGGTCATCGGCATTGCGTGCCGGGTAGACCATCGCGTAGGGACCGCAGACGAGCTGGTACGCCGTGTCGTTCTCCCAGCCCCAGGTGGCTACCTGGAAGTCGGCCTCGGCCGGGTACAGGTGGGCTCGGTTGTCGAACACGATGCCTCTAGCCTGCTCGAACGTCACCATCAGATCGGCCTCCTTGCCCATTTCACTGCCGCTTCGTAGATCGCCTTGAACTCAGGGTCGTTGGCGTACTTCGTCGGGTCGTAGCCCCGGCCGGATCGGATGTCATCCCAGCCCTCGAGGAACACCTGGCGGATCGGCTCACCGAGCTTGTACCCGCGCCGTTGCATCTCGACTGTAACCTCGCGGCGCAGGGGAGCGTTGATCTCCTCTGGCGTGCGGTTGCGTACCCACTTCGACAGGTCTTCGTGCGGGTTCAGGTGGTCAACGCGGACAACCGCGGTGCTGTGCCCCCACTCCGACGCCTGGTTGGTCCACGACGAGCTGGCGTCCCACTGGTTGGGCTGGCCGTCGATGAACCGGATCACGCCGTCGCGCTTCTCCCAGTTGAAGATGTGACCGCCGCCGCCCTCCCAGGTCGTGCGGATGAGCCCTCGGGCTCCCTCGGGCCACAACGCAGCTCGGGCGTTGATCTCGTCCATGATTCTGTCGCGGGAGCCGTCGAGGTAGTCCCACTGAGCCGGGTTGCCGTGCTCATCGATCCACTTCGCGGACGACATGTGGGTGTAGTTGTCATTGAGGTTCTCGGGCTTGGGCAGCGCAGTTACGTCGTAACCGCGGGCCCTCATCTCGACGGTGGCCGCACACCTGGTGCAGTTGATGTTCCACTGACGATCGGTGTTCGGATCGTCGGGCGTGCGCTCGTTCCACCGCGGGTTGACCGCGGCGATGTTGTCGGCTCGACGCTGGTCTGTGTCGAGGCGCTTGTCGGACTTCTGGAGTAGGTTATCCGGCCACGGTTTGGGCTTGCTCGGCATCTGGCTACCGCCACCACCGGAGCCGGATCCGCCGCCTCCGGGGTTCTTTACGCCACCGGTTGAGGCGCTTGCGGAGCCTTTGCCCTTTCCGCCGCCTCCACCGCCTCCAGATCCACCGCCTCCGGGAGTTGTGGCACCGCCACCGCCCTTTCGGGCGCGGCTGCCTCGTCCTGTTCCGGGACCGCCTCCGCTCCCTCCGCGCTTGCCCATCCGGCTTCAACCAGCTTTCGTCGTCTGTCCCAGAAGGTCGGGTACTCCCGGACCTCGGGAAGGTCTATTTCGTCGCAGAATCTGAGCCGGCCGTAGACCAAAAGGGTCTTCGGCTGCGTTCTCCAGACGAGTTCTTGCACGCCTCGGGTGAACAGCTCGCGATCCTCTTGCTTCGATCGGAGGGTTAGGCAGGAAATGGCGACATTTCCGCCGACCGGCAGGCCGTCAAAGCAGAATTCGTATGTGTCCGGTCGACCCCAACCGACCGTGGGAATTACCTCGATCCCCTGAGATTGCCAATACGCGCCGCACCAGCGGCTGCGATAGGTATTCCAGACCTGCGCTACCCGCGGCATTTCTCGCCACACGCTGAAATCGGGCGTCAGAGCGGCCCCAACCGCTTGCACGCGGGGGAGAAGACGCTCGGGGGACGACCAGACGGTCTCGAAACGGTAATCGTCAAGGAAGAAGTGGAGTGCGCCGCCCGAAATGGCGGCGTATTCGCGATGGCGTGGCATGTTCCACGCTGCGAGGTTGGCCGGAACGAAGTCAGACGGCCGAAGATCGGGGATGTCGTGCGGCGACGTGCTCGGGAACGTCATCCGCAGGTTCAGAACGTCGAACTTCCCCGGCTGCGAGGCCCAGTAGGCACTCGAGCGAGTGCCGTACACGGTTGCCTCACCCCTTCTATGAGCCGCGCCACTGGGCGCGGCAGAAGACCCGGCGGTTGCCGGGTCAGATAACCGGCCCTCAAGGCCGGTATTACTTCGAGCGCCCTAGTGGGCGCTCTTAGAGAGCCGCCTGTGCGGCTCTTATTCGGGCCTTTAGGCCCTCAATAACTAGATACATGAGTATCACTTGACACCCACCGAGCAAGTGGCGTAGATCACTATAGGAGGTATTCGTCCTCATCCCACGGCTCGTAGATTTCCGCATCCCAGCCGCCTCGGGCGGCGATGCGAATGAGTGCGAGCGCCCCGGCGAGCGAGCGGATGATCTTCATGGCGGTCCTCCCTGCGGTGGTGGACCTGGCCCCGCGCCGCCAGGAGCGGCAACACCGACGACGGGGGCCAGGGGACTGGTTTTGAATCTAAGTTTGGGTAGCCATACCTAGGCCATGTCCTCTTAACGGACGCGTGCGTCAATAACATCCACCACCTGGTGTGACATTGGTCTCGCGGCCTCAGAGGCCGTTTGCCGATTAGCCCATACAACTACCCGCGTGAGCGGGGATCTTGCGTCCTGGGGGCGCACAGAGGCTGGGTGAGGCGCTCCTGCGCCGGCTCGGGACTCCGATCGACTTGGAAACCCGTACAGGATGGGGCGGCCGCA